TTAGTATTCAAGAACAGGGATTTCCTCTCCATCTGCGGTTTCAACCGCCGCATACTCAAAATCTTCCACAAAGGCATAGCCATAGTGTTCGCCAATGTAGTTTTCCAAAGCTGTGTAATCATCCCTGCCCGGAGCAACTGCGGTCTGCGGTCGCTTATCCCAGTTTGCCTTACAGTTGTCAAAAATGATATTTGTCAACATCTCGTCCGGGACCTCTATCGGAACAATCTCAACTTTGGGAACGTGCAAATTAACTTTCATGGTTATTCCTCCTTTTCCTGCGGAGGGGCTTTCGCCCCTCACCGCATAGGGTCATTTCTGACCACGTTCATAATTTGCTTTTGCAACTCCGTAGGAACAGGAAATTCTTTGCTATTCTCAAACAGCAGTTTCCGCATGGGCTTTTTCTGTCGGAAGCAATAGGCAAGAATTTCCTTTTCAATCATCACGTCCGCAAGTCCGGTGTGTTCTTCTTCAAAGTCATGGTTCCCGCTGATAAACTGATATAGGATTTCTGCGGTCTTGCGGTACTGTCCATTTTTGGTTTTGTAACCGTTTTCCTCGCAGAACTTGCGATATGTTGGCATAGGGATAATTACATCTGAAGCCATCTTTAATGTATCCCAGATTTCCGTCCCATAGGGGAACCAGTATCGCCACTTTGATTTTGTGCAGTATCGCTGTGTACCGTTGCAGGCGTTAAGGTCAAAGCGGGCATTATGCGCGCATACCGTCTTGATATTGTATCGTTCCATGGTATCCAGCATAGCCGCTCGGATTTCGCGCAAGTCTGCCATGGTGCGGTAGCCTTGCCGCAAGTCCTCAATATACATGGGGATTTTGCTTGCATAATATGCGCTCTGCATAAGGTCACGCTCATATACGAATACGTCACGATTGACGAAGCTGGCACACTCGTATACATTTCCGGACTTGTCAATCACCGCCCAGCCTATATCATAGACCAAAACATTAGACATATCAAGTCCTGTTTCTGTGGGAATGGTGTTGGCAGTTTCGGTGTCAAGCATTAAAATATAATGCCGCCGTTTGTCGATTGCCATTTTATCAATTCCTTTCTCTTGTTTTGCGGTGGGTCTTATCCTCACCTCTTGATAAGAGTATACCAGATAACACAGGAAAATGCAAGTGGCAAATTGCATAAATTTTAGGAGATTGCAGGGTGCGAATTTGTGCAGTTTGTTTGTGAAAAATTTAACGGTTAGTACACAGAAATTAAAAATTCGGCTCATTGCGTCGCCAATGAGCCGCCCAAAAAGAAGGGCGACTCATTGACAAAAGAAAGGAGTGTCTCGTCCGTGGGGTGGAACTGTTAGGCACAGTTCCCCAGAAGCCAGATTGTAAGCAAAATTGCGGCGATAACATAGAGACAAGTGCCAGCAAGAAAATGCCAGTCGCGGGTATCGCACCATGTCTTCCATCCTACGATTGCGGCGGCGATACAATACAGTAATGCGGCAATAATGCAAACAATAGCAATGAAAATCATAGTTTACTCCTTTTCTTTCGGAACGAAGCCACGGCAATACTGACTTGTCCACCAGTCCTTTTCTCTCTTAGTGCATCGGTTTGTATACTGAGAGTCCAGCACCTTGCCGCGATTGTCACCCCAGTATTTACAATTATAGCAACATACTTTATAGGGATCGGTATAGCCGTATTGCTCACAGAGTTCTTGGCGAATGTTTTTTGGGTTCATGTTTTTGCTCTCCTTTCCCATGCGGGGAGGTTAGACCTCCCGCGCTTTCAACAGGATTTTCAAAATCTCAATGAGGTTATCTTCTCCAAACGCGACCCCACGCCAGTCAGTACGATTGCGGCTTTCATCATCGAACAACACGCCATTGGGATTTTTGACTACCTCATACTTGGGTGTGCCATAGGGGACAATATAAATCTCGTCCCACTTTACACTTGGTAAATGCCGCCGCAGATACTCCATCTTTGCGTCTACCACCTGCTTATGAAAGTCCTCACTTCCGCTCTTGGAAGTCCAGCTCACAATACCGACAGCTACGCCGCAAGCTTGCAATTTATGCAAATATCTTGCAAGCAAAGAGAAATTGACCAGCGGGGCGGCTACCTCATATGGGGTGGTATCTTCTGCTTGCAGGTACTCAAGCCAGCCCGGAACGCCGTAAAAGTTAGCGATTGTGCCATCCATGTCCAGATAAACCGCGGGGATAACAGAGAGATTAAACATTTTTATGTACTCCTTTCCTTTACTGTATCTGTATTGTACCAAATTTTAGGAGATTTGTCCATAGTCAAAATGCACAAAATTTTAGAGAAATTTTTGGTGGTTTTGTGCGATAAATAGAAACTCGGCTCTTTGCGCCCACAAAGAGCCGCCCAGCTTGTTTGCTGGGCGACTTAGTTAGTCTTCTTCTTCCTCTGTTTCAATCCATGCGATATCAAGAGTAAATCTTTCTGTATACTTCCAGCGCTGTCCGCAAGAGCAACATCTACACCAACGGTCTATCCAAAGGGTATCACCGTCTTGTTCTATACTGCCATCGTCACAGTAATAGCTATCTTCTCCACACTTAGGACATTTGTTTTCCATTTTGATTTTCTCCTTCCAATTTTTCAAACATACTCCACAGCGTTTCACAAGAAATATCATTGTGTTCAGCTATCCATACAATTTGGTCTCCCGTCGGCAGGTATTCATCATCTCGCCAGCCAAACATCCAATCACAGACTTTGTATGCTTTATACTCGCTCTCGGTCAACTTGCCGCGCAACCGCCAGTCCCAGCGAATGGAACTTATCATAGACCACGCGCACCCGCCTACGATAGTTAGTACCATAATTGCAACCGTTGCATACAGTACGAATGTGAACTTTATCATACCATATACCAACAGGATAAAACCACACAGAATGAGGAAATTGCGTGCATACCTTTTGAGGGTTTGCTTTTGAAAATCAGACATTTTCTCTACTCCTTAACACATTATCGCAAAATTCATTAGAGAACTCCTCGGCGAAATCATCATTATAGGCGCGGTTGGCGATGACTTCCATAACCGTCTCGATGCCATGCATAAAGTAGGGATTACCATTGATGGCATCATAGTGACCTTGGAACATAGGGCATTCGCGCAGGTCATTGAAAACCATCTGATACGCTTGTTTCAATTCCATAATACATACCTCCTTGTTTCAGTATAGCCATTATATCAATTATAAATTTTACTTGTTGCGGTGGAAAATGGAGTGCAGGATTACAACAATGAGCCAAATGACCAGCACCAGCTTCCACGAGAACACGATGGCGAAAGAGCCAATGGATGCGATGCCGATAGCAGGGAGAAGCCAGCAAAACAGCCAAACCAGTCCGGCAGTACACAGGAAATCGAAAGCGACGAGTGCCAAAAACAGAATGATGAGCATTTTTATTCTCCTCTCTTAAATACGATGGTTTTGTGTGTGGTGAAGGTCGCTCCGCGAACAAGCGGGTCATTTGCCAGGTCATTTGTGATGAACGACAAGGCTTCATTCTCATAGTCGAACCGCTTTCCATTAGTGAAACACTCGCCCCAAGAGGTTTCGCCCCACCATTCGACAGAGTAGTAAACATTTTTAGTTTCCATTGTTTTTACCTCCTTGTTTCATTGTACTCATTATAGCACACCTACTGGTTATTGTCAATAAAAAATGCGGGATTTCTTCCACATTTTTTTATTTATTTTCTAACTGCATTTTATCAGACCCGATAAGTGCGGCCAGCAGGTTTGAGGTATCACGAACTTGGCTCATAGAATACTCTTCGCCAATGTTGGAAATAGCGTATTCTTGTTCGTAGTCGTACATCAAATCAAACAGGTGAGAAATGACTTCGCGGGCGTCTTGGAGTTTGTCCTTTTCCTCTTGGGTGAGTTGAACCTGAATGTTTGAAGTAATGATGTTCATTTGTTTTACCTCCTTTTATTTACCGATTTCCACTTTTTCAGTAGGGGCAAGCATCTGAAGCACATTAGCCGTAAGGGCAATTTCCTGTCTGTCATAACCATTCCCACAAGTATCGCCCACATACTCGCAGTTATTATCGGCAATGATGTCATACAATTCATTGAGAATGTCATAGGCGTCGTGCAGGGCTTTCCGCTCCTCCTCTGTCACTTTGACATAGATGGGGGCTTTAATAATTTCCATTTTGTTTCCCTCCTTAATGTTTGTTCATATTTTCTTTCACTTGATTTTCAGAATTTCCTTGCCCAGCTTTCCGGACTTGAATACACGGCGAACGCTCACGATGTTGGCTTTCCGTAAAGTTTTTCTTGCGATATTATGAGCCTCGTTACCCGTACAGGCGATGATGGGAAATGCTTGCCCCTCTGCATCAATGCAAATGTAGGTATTAGCGATAGAGCGTTTCATATTGTTTTCTCCTTAATACATTTACCTCTTTTGTAACTACATTCTAACAGATTTTAGGAAGTCTGTCAATCGTCAATTTGCACAAAATTTACAGCATTTTTTTTGGCATCCCATATAATAAAATAAAGCTCGGCGCGTTTTGTCTGAAAACGCGCCGCCAAGGTTTTTACCCAAAGGCGGCCGCATTTCATTCACCAGTATTTTTATTGAACAAGCAGTCCCACAGTTCGTCCTTGACGGCAAGAAGTTCATTATATTCATTTTCAACATCTTGCAAAGATTTCCAATACATTCCGTTATCCTGATAAGAAAATAAAGCAGGATAAAGGACTGCTTCCTGTGCATCGTTTGCAGGAAAGTTGTAATTATATTCATCGAAAAGTTTTTCTAATTTGTCTGCGGCTTCCTGATTTGCAATGTATATAAAGTACGCTCTAGCAATAGCCTTTTCCCAGTTATCAAGAGGGATGATGTTTCTCAGACTATTCATCATAACCACAGACTTTTCCAGTCCTGCGGTTTTGCACTTCATTTCATGCTCGCGGCACTCGTCCTCAAATGCAAATTCCTTGCCGCAAACTTCACACTGATAAATATGCTTTTCAATCATTTTAATTTCCTTTCTTTTGTTTGTTTTGTTCATTTTGGTATCCTTTTTCCATATATTTTTTAACAAGCCGTAATACAGCTTGATTGCGAACACCGTCCGGGTAAAAATCTTTGACTTGCGTGGGGTCAGCTATCCACATAGTCAAAATACATTCTTCATGCGGGTCTGTCACAATGACTACTCCAGTATCAGTTAAAAGCCGCATTGCTTTCCCGCGTTCGTCTACTACCAGCTTGCGGGCGATGACTTCACCAAATCCAATGGTAGTAGCAATATAGGCAATGCGGTCAGCCCTTTCGTTAAGGGCGTGATTACTGAACCGGATGCGGAGGGGGGTCATTCTCCCACCTCCGGGAATAGTGTCTTTTCAAACGCTTCTTTGAAATCCGCTTCCCACATGGCGTCAATTTCTGCGGAGAAATCTTCATCATAATAAATGCCAAATGCGCTTGCGGAAGTAAATTCTACCGCACCTATGGCCTGTTGCCAAACTGTTTTTGCGGCAGTGAGGTCTTGCCCCTGCATATATGCCTTGCACAGCCGCAATTTAAGGTCAAGATATACACGGAGTTGGGTCTTGATTTTCTCGTTCATAGTGATTTACCTCTTTCTATTGTTTTTGTTTTCCTCTTGGATTGTCTTTATTCTACCAGATAGAGGCAAGAAAATCAATAGGCAAATTACATAAAATTTAATTGATTTTAGGATACTTTTTGGGCAAAATGACCAGAAGTTTGATTGTGAAATTTTTCACAACTCCCGCGGTTAAATTAAAATTCGGCTCGTCACCGCAGATGACGAGCCGCCCAAGATTTCTCAAGGGCGGTTCGTAGTTTTTAAGCGAGAAGAGTGTCAATTTCCTGAGCAATCTTTCTCAACTGTTCGGCGATGGCTCGATTGTCTTCATAGGCATCATAATAATCTGCGGCGCTCCGAAGGGTGTTAGTCAATTCATCCCGATAGTTGGGGTTGTACTTCTTGAACGCTACCGCACCATCTTCATCGCGGAAAATCTCCAAGGGGTCGCCCTCACGGATATTGCAGGTGCGGCGGATTTCCTTAGGAATGACCACTCGGCCCAGGTCATCAATGCGGCGAATAATTCCAGTTGCTTTCATAGTATTTTCTCCTTTCTTACCACTCAAAACAGTATTCATGCTGGGGAGTAAAGATACTTACTTTTAATACCCCTGTTTCCGGGTCGGGGAAATAAAGGCCCGCGGTAAAAGAGTAGGTATTGTGAGAGATAATCACAGGATGGCTACCCTCAACCGCACGAGAGGAATGAACTATACCCAGCCAGGCATTACGCTTATAGAAACTGGGATTGGTGTATACATCTTCCAGTTTTTCGTTGCGGTTTAACGCAGCTTCAAATGCCTCCCGCAAATGATTAGCCTTTGCACTGTCTTTCTTGAGATATTCCATAGTGAATACTCCTTTCTTTTGATGATACCATTCTAACATACTATCTACCTAAAGTCAATAGACAAAATGCACAAAGTTTTGGGATGGAGTTTGTGTAAAATAACAAAGTCTAAGATTGTTAAAATTTTGGCATATATGTGAATTATTTAACAAACTCGGCCCGCGCCGTGGAAAGCGGGCCGCCCAAGCTAAGTTAAGCGGCCCTATTTTTATCTCAAACTCCTAAACTCCATCAGTTTACCGTCAACCATCTTATGCCAGTACAGCTTGTTCTCATATCTGATAGCCCGCAAACGGTAGGTATGTTCATCCCAGGTATCGTACATTTCATCCACAACGATGTCGCCATAGCGACGTACGTCTTTTTCGCAAGCACCATCGCAAAATGTATATCCATTAGCTTTCATTGTTATCGTCCTCTATCTCCATATAGTTTTCATTGAAATATTCGTTAATGCATTCCAGGGTGGGATCTAACGCCTTATCACCCATCCACTCCAGGATTGTGCTTGCGGAATAGTTGTCAACAATCCAGCGCAAAATATCCTCTGAGTCCAGCATTTCCTCCGCGTCTTGATAGGCTTCGTCATAAGTGTCAAATTCGTCACCATACTGATTTTGCCATTTCATAATTTATACTCCTTTCCGGGTCTGCGGGCTGGGAAAATCTTTAGTGCAAATTCTTCCCAGCCCGTATGTTTTCTTTCTCTTATTTAGCAGTCTGCACCGATGCAGTGATATGCGTACCACAGTCCCCGCCGCTTGACCAGTTTATACCAGCAGGTGATGGGCTGACCGGTGCAGTCATAACCATAAGACGGCCGCAACTCATATCTTTCCTCAAAAATGCGGGCTACGTCCTCCGCGGTAAGGTTAAAGTATGCTTCCAGAATGGGGACCAGCACAATGATAGTTCCATCATCATACTGTTTAACCATGCGGCCAGCCTTGAAGTTGTGAGCGTCGTCAGCTTCCATGCGCTGTCGCAGGTCATATTTGAGTTGTGCAATAAGAGGTTTAGGAATACCGATTTCTTTTTCCAGAGTATGGATGACCTCAAATTGTGTTCTATACTTGTTATACATAATATTCCTCTCTTTCTCCCCGTTATGCCGTTAGGTCAGCTTCTTTTATCTGTCTTTGTGTTCGGTACAGAAACAATGCAGGAATACCGTCATACCTGCCTCTTTAGCTTCTGCGTAGGTGGGAAACTCTGGGCACTTGATATAACCATCGCTATTAATACTCTTACATTTAGCGCAAGTGATACACAGATTGTCTTTCATCATATCTGTCATGTTATGTTCTCCTTTAGTCCTGTGTCAAGTCTTCAAATATTTCCCGCAAGTATGCGCCATTCCGACTACTGGAAATGAACTGTCCATCCCAGTAAATTTCGTAACGCAAGGTTTTGCCTTGTGGCGTGCGAATAGCGATAAATTCCACGCCGTTATGACTTGCCAAAAGTGCTTTTCTCATAATACAGCCTCCATAAGTCCGCATACCACAAACGTGGTAACAAGTGTAAGGATTAGAGCAACGCCAGCAAGGACGTCGTGCAATTGTTTGTCATTCATGTTATGTTCTCCCTTGCGGGACGCCTTACCTTTTCTGCAAGGCGTCCCGCGGTCTGTTAGTCATTCCAGCCGTTCAGGTCGTTGTAACAGGACTTTGCGTCATCGAATGTGCGGAACCACTTTATATCGCTGTGATTATTCCATTCGCGGACGTTAAATCCATCACCTAACGCCTTTTCGATAAGGTACTTGCTCTGTTCAGACGCTTCTACCACGTCACTTTCTTCTATCCAGATGGTAGGCTTGCTAACAAAGATACCATCACAGCTAATGGTAACGCTGTCTGTATCGACTTCCACATAGTCAAGCCCACCATAGAGGAAGTGAAAGCCCATATTATCATTAGCGATATAGTCGTTATTCCTCATAGCGTCACAGTCTCCGACGTGTACCATCCAGCCCCACGGCCCGCCAATAGGCTTTTGCGCGTAGCCCTGAACGTATTTGCAGTCCTGCAAGATAATAGGCATATCAGCACCGCGCATATCGCGCAAGTCTCCAATTGTAATTTTCATAGTATCAATTCCTTTCAAATAATGTTTCATGTGAAACAATAGGTGGCACAATCCCGCTTTACTTGACGCGCTGAATGTTTCACATGAAACATTGTCGCGGCGCGTTTCCCTGTGTAGCGGTCTGGTGGTCTATTGCCTATTCACTTGTCAAGGTACACGGCGCGAACTCTGACCTTTCGACTTACCCGCGCGGGAGACTTCCCACGCATGGACGCGGGCGGCGCGCTGGCCGGTTCGGTTTTCCCTGTCCACGGTTAGATGATAACACACGGGAAAAGGGATTGCAAGAGAAATTTTGCATTTTTAGTAAGTTTGTGCAAGTTGCACATTGACTAACAAGAGGGGATCAAGCCTTTTGTGCAAAGTGTACAAACGGGGCGGCGTTGTCCGTGCGGCTGACCAGTGAGCGAAAAACCGCATACATAGGGGCGGGTGGTTTTTAGGATGTTAATTGTTTAATTTTTCACAATCCTCTTTGCCTGGACAAAAAATTTTCCAAATCCAGTTTTCAATTTGTCTTATCGGGCCATATCTATCCCTAATACTATTTTAAAACTTCTTAAATCCCAAGTTCCATCTTCCTTTTTCTTAGCTTTCCAGCCTTCATCCATCAAGACATCAACACCCAATCTTTTTAACCCATCCAAGTACGCCCCTCTTTCTGCTATCTCCATTTTCCAAAAATTATCAGGCACCCAAATAGTACCAACACACGGTTGCTTACCCTCCGCCGCAAATTCTTTATTTCTTACTACTGCTCTTTCTGCTACCTCTAACAGTTTATCGTCACACCCAGTTTCAAATACTTCATTATTCAATACATTAAAATTTAAATACAAACCACTTTCCTCCTTTCACAATTCCAATCCTTAGTCCTCTCCCTTTCGGCATAAATACTATTTCTCTCTTTCCTTCCCAAATTACTTTACCCCTATAAATTTTTACTACACACCCTTCCGCAGCTTCCATTTCCTTTGCGAAGTATCTTACCAACTCCCGCAAACTTCTACATCCATAAATTCCTTTATCACTAAATTTAATCTTTCCATCTCTTGTTTTTCCCTCTCTTGTAAACCATGGACCTCCACCATCTTTGCGCTCAAGTCTCCAAATCACAGACTCTCACCTTTCTTTTTTCTTTTATTATAACATAAATAAAAAAATTTGTCAAATTCTCAGCCAAAACTTGACAAATGCAAAAATTTTTAGTATAATATTCTTAGAGTTAAGAAAGAAAGGAGTGAATACATGACTAAACTTGACTATTCCATAGAATCCCCTCAAGATCGAACAACCTTCGTCTCAGATCTCCTCTCCTCCACTGACCCCTCTACCCTTACCTCCCAATACCTAGAAACTCTCGCCGATTATCTAATCATTGCATCAGAGAAGCAAGAGCGCAAGGATTCCCGTAAACGAGAGCTTCTCACCGCAAATCGCACCACCACTATCACTAAGTACGAAACTTCCTTTGAAGGTCTCGCCGCTGGTCTTGAGAATGGAGAAGATGGTATATATAACCTTACCTCTAACCGTGATACCCTCCTCACACCCAAAATTTCAATCACACCGCAAGATCTTGCGGATATCCCTCTACTGCGGCAGCTCAGAGATACGATCTCCACCTGGGAAACCGCTCTCCGCAAAGCAACTGGACGTGATGCATTTATCATCAAAAAAGCCCTCATCGAAATGCGGAAAGACCAATACCTCATTAAGTAGGCTTACCGCAAACCAATTGTCCCGCACAAACTTTCAAATCGTGGTTCTTTCCCAATCTCAATCGACGACCATTCTACCTACTCCAAAGGTGAATTAACCGTCGCTGGGGCTTCCCTCTTAGATCCTTCTTTTGTTGCGGCGCTGCTCTAGGATTATTCTCGTCTTAAACAAGATAGTTATGATCGTTTTGAAGGAGATACTTGGTATCTAATTCAAGCCTTGGAAGATATAACTGACAAAGCTCTAAAAGAATATCCTATCCATCATCGTATCTTAGAATACAAGATCGACGGTAAATCTAATGCAGAAATCCGCACCCTCATCAAAGAAGAATTTGATACTCTCTATACTCCAGAATATATCTCTGCACTCTGGTGTAAGAAAATTCCTCGTCTCATAGCAGACGCAGCCCAACGTGATTTTGTGGTGTGGCAAACTAACCTCCGCAATCTACCTACTAAAACTTGTACTAAATGCGGCTGCACTAAGCCTAAGTCTTCCTTATTCTTCTCAAAAAGCAACACAAGTAAAGACTTTTTCTATTCCATTTGTAAAGATTGCCGCAAAGCAAGATATGCGGCGGGGCGTGCCGGTCACGGTGACCAAGAAGCTTTACCGCGTGGTGACTAAGATGAAAGGAGAATTATATGGCACAACGAAGATGTACTAAATGCGGTCGTCTACTTGCGGATACAGATTTTTATACTTCTAACAACATAGAAAGATTTCCGCCAGACGGTAAAATGGCTGAATGTAAAAAATGCTGGTCAATGCATGTAGATAACTGGGACCCAGATACATATAAACCATTACTAGAACAATTAGATATTCCTTATATCAAAAGTGTATGGGATCAACTCTTAGAAAAATTCCTCTCCAAAAATGACGCCTCCAAAATAACAACAACAAGTGTTCTGGGACGTTATGTTTCAACAATGAAACTAACTCAATGGAGAAAATATCGCTGGGCAGATACAGAAGAACTAGCAGCGAAAGAAGAGGAAAAACTACGAAGCGCTCTCGTGCAACAGGGCTATACGGGCGAAGATCTAGAATTAGAAATGAAGAGAGACTTTGGACCACAACGTCCAGTGTCTGACTTGCGGCCACAGGAAGACCCCGCCGCAGATCCTTCTTCTATTGTTGAGGAAACCGCCTATGACCGTGAGCTCGCGGATAAATTATCAGAAGATGAAATCATGGGATTAAAACTTAAATGGGGCGATGCTTATCGTCTTAGTGAGCTAGTTCGCATGGAAAAACTTTATGCAGATATGATGGCATCCTACGACATTCAAACCGCAAGCCACAAAGATATTCTTATTTTCCTTTGCAAGACTTCCCTTAAGCTAAATCAACTTCTTGATGCGGGAGATATTGCAGAAGCCCAAAAGGTTGCCAAAATGTATGATACCTTACTCAAAAGTGGTAAGTTTGCGGCGGCGCAAGCTAAAGACGAAGAAACTGATTTTGTTGATTCTGTTGGAGAGCTTGTTACTCTTGCTGAGGAGCAAGGGTTTATTCCCAAGTATTATATTTCTCAACCTAACGATATGGTAGACCAAACTATTATGGATATGCAGCGTTATACCTACAATCTAGTGACGCAAGAAACTAGTCTAGGTACAATGCTGGAAGCTGCGATGAAACAAATTGAACAAGACCGTGAAAATGAAAAGAATGTCAGTACAGAAGAAGAAGATGATAATAGCGATTTATTCAACTATGATGAAAAACCTCTCAAAGTAGAAGATTTTCAATCATTTGATGAATTTGAAGCAGAACTCGCAGCGGCTGATGAAAATGAAGAGGCTGGTGATAGTTAATGGCTCTTGCTGAACTAATTAACCTCTCACCTGATATTAAAAAAGTTGGTTTATCTGAAGAACGGGTGCGGGCTTGCTTACCTGAAATTCGTAAATTTGTTTCATTCTGGAGAGCTTATCCAGACTTATTTATTGATTTCCTTTAGACGGGCGGAGATGAAAGTAAGCCTAAGAAGTTAAAATTCTACCATTATTAGCGAGTATTCTTGCGGATAACCGCTAGATATAAATACGTATATGCTACTTTTCCGCGCGCCTACTCTAAATCATTCCTCTCCGTTCTAACCTTAATGATCAAAGCTATACTATACCCGGGCGCTAAGCTATTCGTGACCGCGGGAGGCAAGGAATAGGGATCGGGTATTCTAAAAGAAAAAATAAATGAACTGTGTGATCTTGTTCCTGCATTGCGGCGAGAGATAGACTGGTCTCGTGGTGCAACAAAAGAAGGAAAAGATTATTGTGAATACCACTTCAAAAATGGTAGTATAATAGATAACCTTGCGGCGAAAGAAAGTAGCCGTGGTAAGCGTCGACATGCGGGGCTCCTTGAAGAGTGTGTAGGAATAGACGGTGACATGCTCAATAGTGTGGTCTTGCCCATAATGCAGATAGATAGGCGCACCGCTTGCGGATTACCTGATCCAGATGAACCGCTCAATAAATCCCAGATTTACGTGACTACGGCTGGATGGAAGAATTCTTTCCCTTACCAAAAACTAATCGCCTTGCTAGTTCGTATGGTAATTGAGCCAGAAAAAGCCTTCATAATGGGAGGCACTTGGCGCGTACCTGTAGCCGTTGGATTACAGAGTAGATCTTTCATTAATGATTTGCGGCGAGATGCTACGATGAATGATGTCTCCTTTAGCCGAGAGTTTGAGTCAGCATGGGCCGGAACAGTCTAGGATGCATTCTTCGATGGCGATGCTTTCGATCATTGCCGCAAGCTTCAACTACCGGAGTACGAGTGCTCCGGTCGGTCATCTGCGAGAGCATACTATGTAATTGGATTCGACGTTGGTCGTTTAAAATGTGCCTCCATTGCTACTGTGTTTAAAGTAACACCACAATCTCAAGGGCCAGCTGTTAAATCTCTTGTTTGTATTTATGAATTGTATGATACTCACAATGAGGATCAGGCAATCTGGCTTAAGAAAATGTATTACAAGTATAAAGCTCGTAGGTTAGTCATAGATGGAAATGGCTTGGGCGTTGGTCTTATAGACTATATGGTGAAATCCCAGACAGACCAGAACGACGACTACTACCCGCCATTTGGTGTGTACAATGATGTAGATAATGAATATAAAAAATTTAAAACAGATGACACTGAATTAGATGCTATATATATTATCAAAGCAAATGCACCAATTAATACAACCGCACATGCAAATTTTCAGTCACAAATTAATACTGGTAAAGTGCGGTTCTTGATAGACGCAAATACAGCTAAAGCTAAATTAATGGGCACAGTAAAAGGTTCAAAAATGACGCCAGAAGAGCGTCAGGCTTATTTGCGGCCATATGACCTTACCTCAGTTTTGCGATCTGAAATGCTTAACTTGCGGGAAGAGAATACTGGTACTAACATTATTCTCAAGCAAGTCAATAGAGGTATTCCTAAAGATACCTTCTCATCTGCTGAATACGCATTGTATTATATTCGTGTTGAAGAAGAGGATAAAAAACGTAAAAAGAAATTTAATATTGCAGATGCAATGTTTATGACTTAAAATTTTTTTGGAAGTTAGGGCAAAAGTAAATAAACTTATTGCCCTAATTTTCAAATATTATGAAAAGATATATTGACTGGAGGTGAGGCTTATATGAGAGCGTCGCGTGGCGAGATTAAAATTGAAGAAATTTTAATGAAGAATGAAATTCCATTTCAAGAGGAATACTCATTCCCAGGCTTAAATGCCCCAAGCGGGCGTCCTCTTCGTTTTGATTTTGCGGTCTTCGATGATTCGGGTAATCTAGACTTCCTGATTGAATATCAAGGTATCTAGCATTACTAGGCTAAATCAAAGTTCGGGGGATCTAGAGGCCTCTATCAACAACAGTATAACGATAATTTAAAGCGTAGATTTTGCATAGAGCATGGTATAACATTAGTGGAGATTCCGTATTCTGATGAAGCCTTTATCAACTACAATTATATCATGCAGAAAGCAGGATACTGATGCAGACAGGAGGTGAAATCTTGGGACGGCAAGAAGAAATTCATAGCAGAGGATTTGATTTAACGAGTCCGCAATCAGGTTTTATGACAAGAACAGAATATCTTGATAAATACGGTAAAGATACTTCTTCTGACTATGATGCCTATATAGAATATGCTAAATTGCGGGCTGGGCTAAAAGATATTGATAATGCAGTAATTGATTTTAATTCCTATAAACAAATAAACAGTAATTATGGAGATAAGAAATTCGTATTAACGCAAATCTCATAGGGCAACGTTTCAGAGATGCGTAAAATTTCTGATTTCTATTACAATTCAAATGGTATCTATCGTAGAGCTTGCTAGTTATTAGCTATTTTATATAAATATGATTGGTATATAACTCCATTCTATGAAGGAATTAGTTGGAAGGGTAGCAAGGCTGAATCGAAATTACTTCCAGATGTGGCCAAAGTATTAAATTATTTTGATAACTCTGAGGTCAAACGCACACTTGGAAACATTGCTCTTAAAGCAATTCGTCAAGGTGTTTATTACGGTATTTGGCTAGACTGGGGAGATAAATTCTCATTCCAACAACTTCCCGCTGACTATTGCCGCAGTCGTTTGTATAGTGGAATTGATCCAATCGTTGAACTAAACTTAAAGTTTTTTGATACATATTTTAAAAATGCAGAATACCGTGCTAAGGTTTTAAAATTATTTCCAACGGAAGTACAACAAGCATATGTAAAATATACAAATAACAAGCTACCGCCTCTTTATCCGGGTGATACGGTAGGATGGATTGCGTTGGACCCTGGCATGGCGATCAAATTTTCACTAAATGATAGTGATTTTCCAACTCTCATTAGTGTAATTCCTTCTCTAATTGATCTTGATGCCGCGTAGGAACTCGACCGCAAGAAAACTATGCAACAATTAATCAAGGTGCTGATACAGAAACTTCCACTTGATAAAAATGGAGATTTAATTTTTGACCTTGATGAAGCAAGAGACATCCATAATAATGCGGTGGCCATGCTGAAACGTGCGGTGGGTATTGATGTTCTGACCACGTTTGCGGACATTGAAACTGTGGATACACAGGATAAAACTACTGTGGCATCTACCGATCCGCTACAAAAAGTTGAGAGAACTGTTTATAATAACTTAGGTATTTCTCAAAACCTGTTTAATACAGAGGGAAGTACCGCGCTTGAGAAGTCTGTTATTAATGATGAAGCTAGTGTTCGTGATTTAGTTTATCAGTTCCAGGCATTTTTAAACAAAGTTATTAAGAAGTTTGATAGAAAGGGACATTATTCATTTAGAATTGAGATTTTGCCCACTACTATTTACAATTTCAAAGACATTTCAAAGATGTATAAAGAGCAAACGCAAGTTGGCTTCGGTAAGCTACTGCCGCAAATTGCGCTTGGTCATTCACAATCTTCTATCTTGGCTACAATGTATTTCGAGAACGAGGTCTTAAAGTTAAGCGAAATTATGATTCCGCCAATGATGTCTAGTACAATGAGTTCTAAAACAACCTCGCAAAAAGAGGCTAATGAAAAAATTGTAAATGATGATAAGAAAGAACCTGGTAGACCTACACTCGACGAGGACAAGAAATCAGAAAAAACATTAGCTAATGAAGAAGCACAGAAATGAGAGGAGTGAAAGAGAATGATGCACGTTAGTGTTCCTCTTGATTCTACCATAGAGTTAATTGAGAGTACAGAAATTTCTCCTCTTATTTCTAAGGTAAAAATCAAGGTTTGTTATGTGGGCGATGAGCCTAACCGCAATAAGACAATTATTACCAAAGAACTTGCGGAGACCCTAGGCCCTACGCTCAGGGGATCCCCAATTGTAGGCTATTTTAACCAGGATGATGGAGACTTCGAGCAGCATAATAAAGCAATTGAAGTCAATGGTAAAGAATTCGCAATTGTTGATGTAACTAAGCCATATGGTTTTGTTGATCTGAACGCGGCGGTCTGGTTCTAGAAGTTTTTGGATGATAATGCGGTGGAGCGTGAGTATCTTTGTACCGAGGGCTATTTGTGGACTACCGCTTATCCAGAGTGCCAACGTATTATTGAAAATGGAAATAATCAATCATTAGAGTTTGATGAAAAAAATTTTTCAGGAGTTTGGACAAAACAAGATAATTCTAATGCGAGATTTTTCATTATAAATGAAGCGATAATTGAAAAATTATGTATACTAGGCGAAAATTATGAGCCTTGTTTTGAAGGCGCGCAAATCAAAACTGAGTTTTCTCTTGATGACCAGTTCGCGGAGATGCGCAAGACCATGTATTCAATGGTTAATGACCTTCACGAAGTATTAAAAGAAGGAGGAAACAAAGTGCCTACTGAATATGCTGTTGAAATTGGTTGTTCCCTGTTTGATGCCATTTGGGACAAGATGTGGAGTCTTGGTAATTACCGTATGAAAGGTGTCTATGAGGAAGGCGACCAAAAATTCGCTATTATGCAGGATCGTGATAATTTAAAGCTGTTCCGTCTGGATTTCCAGTATGATGAGCAAAATGGGTTCGTTCCCGCAAATGAAGTGGTTGAAGTGACAGAAACATTTAATGCGGCTGCTACTCAGTATTCTGAGGAAGATATTCTTGCTTATGAAGCTAAGAAAGCCGAGCCCGTGACTGAAAATAGTCTTGCGGAGCCCCAGACTAGCGAGCCGGAAACTGAGCCTATCGAGAATCCCGCTACTGAAAATGCTCTGCAGGAGGGAGAGCCTACTCCTACAGAAGACCTCGTTCCCGCACCTACTTATTCTCTTGATGATGTTGTTGAGTATCAAGAGCTACTGAGCAAGTATTCTGCTTTGGAAACTGAGCATCAGGCGATGCAAGAAGAGTTAACTACCCTGCGTGAGTTCAAGCTGGCCGCTGACCGTAAGGAAAAGCAAGCTATGATTGACAAGTTCTATATGTTATCTGACGAGAACAAGCAAGATGTGATTGATCACATTGATACTTATTCTCTTGATGATATTGAGGCTAAGCTGAGTGTGATTTGTGTTCGCAATAAGGTAAGTTTTGTGAACGACAATGAGCCTGCGGCGCCTACCGCTTATAACCTAAATTCTGCTTCTGATGGCATCGAGGAAGAGTGGATTCGTGCCGTTAAAGCTAAGGAAAAATCACAAAACTAATCTATAAGGAGGAAATATATAAATGGCTAAGAAATCTTTAAGCCAGGCTAAGTTCGTCAAGCTGGGATATGGACAACTGGAACCTAACCATCTGTCTGCTCGTCGGAATGGTAAGATCTATGCTCAGCTGCCTGCTGATAAGACCATTGAGGTGCTGGAGAATGGTCAGTTTGTGAAGTACGACTATGCCAATGGCGTTGTGAATTTTACTGGTGAGGGTCCCTGGATGCTCGTGTTTAATGAGCCCAAGCCCTATGAGGATCGTCAGACCAATCAGGACTTCGCTATGAAGCGTGAGGACTATGTGGCTTATGTATATAATGCCGCTAATGATGCTATGCCTGAGAGCACTGTGATGGTTCCTCGTGTTATGAACACCGACGGTGGTGACATTTATACTACCAATATGGTCGATGAGGAAACCCTGGCCGTTGGTGATAAGCTGGCTCCTAATGCTAAGGGCATTCTGGATAAGACTTCTGGTGCTACTGCTACCGAGTGCGTGTGGCAGGTTGCTAAGGTTTACACCATGCCTGATGAGCAGCCTGGTGTCAAGCTGATTCGCATTAAGTAATTGAAAGGAGAGATTAGAATTATGTTAGAAATGAATCAACTGAAAGCTCTGGCTAATGCCGCTGCTGAAGCTAATCGCTCCGCGGCTACTTGCTACTCTGTGAACGGCGAGAACCTGAGTGTTTCCGCTATTAATGATACTCTACGTGACCAGTTCAATGAGATTGCTGGTACTTATAACCTGTATCGTGAGAATAAGACCAAGGTTTACTCCCTGGTTGAGACCCTGCTGGATGACATCCTGCCGACGAAGGTGTTGCAGCGTTATGCTGATTTTGCTGAGACTCAGACCTTTGCTCAGGGCACCAAGCCTGTGTTTATCCGCAAAACTGGTAAGATGCGCGCTAAGCAGTTCATCACCAAGGTCGGCCTGGCTGGCCGTTACGAAGTCTTTGCTCTGGGTGAGAAGAGCTTCGAGGTCGCTACCTCTGCTATCGGTGGCGCTGCTGCCATCGGCTTTGAGGAGTTCCTGGATAGTCGTGTTGATTGGGCCGAGCTGGTGAATATTGTCCTGGAAGGTATGGATGAGCTGATTCTGCGTGAGATCGCTAAGGCTCTGATGTCTTCTATTGAGCAGCTGCCTGCGGCTAATCGTGTTTCTGCGGCTGGCTTTGATGAGGCTGGTATGGATCGTCTGGTGTCTGTGGTTTCTGCCTACGGTACCCCTGTGATTTATGCTACTCGTGAGTTCGCTACCAAGATGATTCCTGCTGACAAGTGGGTTTCTGATAATATGCGCGATCAGTATTGGGCCAATGGTTTCCTGGCTAGCTACAAGGGCGTTCGTGTGGTTCTGCTGCCTCAGTCCTTCGAGGATGAGACCAATGCCACCAAGGTGATCGATCCTGGTTATGCCTGGGTTATGCCTACTGGTTCTAATGAGAAGCCTGTCAAGATTGCGTTTGAGGGTTCCGCCCATATGCGTGAGGTTGAGAATGACGACTGGTCCCGTGAGATGCAGGTCTATCAGAAGGTTGGCGTTGGCGTCATGTTTACCAACAACATGGCTTCCTATGTCGATACCGATTTGAAGGGCAAGCTGGCTACCATCTAATTCCTGTGGGGAGGGGTAACTCCCTCCCCATTTTATTATAATGTGAAAAAGGAGATAATTAAATATGGAGAATAAGATTGCTATTACCAATCGTAGTTTTGGTACTGTTATTTATAATATCCCAGAAATGGGTTTGCGGCGTGAGTTTGCACCGAAAGAGACTAAGAAAATTACTCCCGCTGAACTTGAAGCACTGACTTCTCAACCAGGTGGTCGTGAGCTGATTGAGGGCTATCTTCTGGTTCATGACGCTGAGGCTCTAGAAGAAATCGTTAATGTTCAGGTTGAACCGGAATATTGGCTGACCGAGGAGAAGATTCCTGGATGGATGCAGAATTGCTCTGATGATGAATTTATTGATGCATTGAACTTCGCACCAGAAGGCGTTAAGAGTCTTATTAAGGATTATGCGGTGAAGCTACCCTTGAATGACTTTAATAAGATTAACGCTATTAAGGATATTCTTGGTTTCGATGTTATGTCTGCCTTGAAAATCAATAAGCTATCTCAAGAAGATGTTAAACCTGCGGCTACCGCTGGCCGTCGTACTAATCCTAACTATAAGGAAAACACGGAGACCACTAGCGCACCGGCAGCACCTGTCCGCCGCATGACATTAGGAAAGTAATATAGGAAGGAGGCAACTAAATGACCTCTTTTGAAAACGTAATCAGTGATGCCTTCTTCGCCATTGTAACAGATGATCTGTATGCAATCAATCCGACTACTGGGGAAGAAGGCCCTGGTATTATGACTAAGGAAGAAACAGAGGCCGATTTGCAGAATATCTTCAAGGCCGCAATCCCAGGTTTTGAATTTCCACGCTTTGCCCTATATGGGTTTGATTCAATTACCTGTGATTATGAGGAAGATCTTACCCTTGAAGAAGTGCGAATTATTGCAAATCTTATGGCTCTTGTTTGGTTACAGAGACAAATTACATCAATAGAAAATACTCGTTAGAAGGCGTCTGGAGCGTCCTTTAAACTAACAAGTCAAGCATCTCATTTAGCACGATTGTTAAGTGTTAAGGAGGCTTGTGAAAAAACAGATCGCCACGCACAACGCCTATACAAGCGCCGCAAATTAGACAAGGAAGGCAAATATTTGTCTAACTGGTCTAGTCTAATGGAAACGAGTGTATTAGATGGAAACTAAGTATATGTTTTCATTTACTAAAGATACGTTTAATACAGATATGCGGCGACTGGTGAATCAAGTGTGGAAGTTAATCCCAATGCGTGAAAATCAAGAGGATTGGGAAACGCATCTAAATATTATTCTTGAAGAAATAGCGGGCTTACATGAGTTATTTGCAGCTTAGGTAAATTATTTAATTATTTTATCTAAACTAGAAGGCTTGCGGAGCCCTGTTTGCGAAGATTTTATGCTTTACCGCAAGACCGTATTTAGATGTATTGACCTCTTAGGGAAATTGACACATGACGAATCGTGAGTTAATGCAGCGACGCCTTGAATTACAAGGTGGCATCGCGCAAGATAAACGCATGATTCAAGATAAGTATAGAGCGTTTTTGTGGGCATTAAAGTATTCTTATCAGGCTTGTGATGTGCGGCGAGTATAGAGAGTTACCGCACCAATGGAGACGGATGCGGACACCAACATTCTTCCTCTTGATGAAAAGAAATGTCGAGCATTAATTAATCCAGACAAGCTGAAACAAGATTATGATGATAAGATTTTTTCTATTGATTATAATGCGGGTTATCAGCCCGGAGATGTGTTTGAGTGGCAAACTGAGCGTGGACCACTAACACAATGGATTGTTTATTTACCAGCGATGACTGAGGATGCTTATTTTGAAAGCGAGATTCGTCGCTGTAAATATATTATTAAATTTAGAGATGATAAAGACGGTAAGGTATATGCAACTTATGCCGCAATTCGTGGCCCTGTTGAAACGAAGATTGAGAGTATTCAAAAAAATCAAATTCGTATTGATGTGCCTAATTTATCTCTAAATATTTTAATCCCTAAGAATGAACAAACAGTGCGGCTATTCAAAAGATACTCTGAATTTATGCTTGATGGAAAATGTTGGAGAGTACAAGCCCCCGACTCTATTTCTATTGAGGGCGTTATTGAGATTAACGCAGAAGAGTATTATAAAGACCGTGACACAGATACCGATGAAATTAAGGATGGTTTGATTGAGTTTGAACCCATTCCTTCTCTTGATGAAGGAGAAATTTACGGTAATGGGATTATTAAACCAAAGATTACAGAGACTTATTCTGTAGAAGCAGACACTATTGGCACTTGGAGTACCAAACTAGGTGATACTTGCGCACCCGTTAAACTAGAGGTAGATGGAAATACTGTAAAATTAACTTGGTTGAAGTCGATTAGTTGTAGTTCTGGATTTGAGTTACAGTGGAAAACTGATAGTGAGACGCGTTCCCGCAAGATTGTCGTAGAGTCTTTGTTTTAATAGATTGGAGAAAAAGGTATGAGAGTTAATTCATATGAATTTCCCAAGTCTAGTTTCTTGGGGATGCCCAAAGATTGTGCGCTCTTAATGGACAAAATTTTGAGTAATCAAAATTTACTCAAGTTATTGTACTATAATGGGCGTGACTGGAAAGAAAAGCCAGATTTAACAAGTGAACAGATTAAAGGTATGCTGAGTAGTGATCCAGAGAAGCGTTAGATTTCTCTGGTTCCTCGTTTGTATATTCATCCAGAGGTTCATACTTATTTACATATTTCCTATGGTAAGTTTTATCCCAATACAACAAATCCGCATTATAGAGATAATACATTTTATATTGATATTTATTGTCATTATGAAGATTGGGATTTGGGTAATTATGAACTAAAGCCTTACCGTATTGCGGGAGAGCTTGATGCCATGTTAGATGGTAAACATTTAACTGGCATTGGAGAGTTACAGTTTATTGAAGCAGGACCTGCTATTTATAATGAAGATTTTGCGGGAGTGTCTCTAACTTATTACGCCATTCGTGGCGATGAAGATAAGAAGAATCCACTTGAGTGATTTTCAATTAGCTTTGATGTGCGGTTGTGACATACCTGTCGCCGCATTTCAAACAGTTATTCATCCTTTAACCATGCGAGAAATTGGTATGATGGGAGAAACCGAGTTTTTTGAAGCGACCAATTATCTCTGTTTAGAAAAAGAATGGATAACTTAGGACAAAATTGTTTTAGAGACATACTCAAATTTTCAAATATTTATGAAGGTACTACAAGATCCAGCGTCAACCGATAAAAAGGAGTCTGTTCATACCTTGCTTTCTCTCTTATTTCCTCTCTGTTCTGTCTCATTTACTCCAAATTCTATTTTATTATATAATAAGGAATTAAAACAAGCAACAATTATAGAAGATAACAATTTTAGTGATTTTTAGGCTATAATCAAACAGGTGCTTTGTTTAGGAGATATGCGGCAAGGGGATAATGTTACATATAACCCTGCTAATGAGCGTGCAAAGCGCATAGCTGATAAACTAATGAAAAGTCGGCTCAAGATAGCAGAGATAAAAAATAATAAGAAAGAAAGCGCATTGACAAAATATATTTCAATACTATGTGTTGGAAATAAAATGCCATTAAGTGAATGTTTGGAGCTAACATTGTTTCAATTGTTTGATTTAATGGAAAGATTCAGCTTGTATTCTAATTGGGATAATGATTTCCGCGTGCGGCTTGCGGGCGGAGACCCAAAGAAAGAAGCTGAAAATTGGATGAAAAATCTACATTAATCATAAGGAGGAAACTATATTATGAAATTTGGTTCTCGTGAAGTGGCCAATGTGGTTTTCCGTGCTAAGAACAAGATGACTCTGGGTTCTCGTACTTTCTATAAGGATGAGCCGGTGCTGTACTTTGATACGCTGAAGACTTCTGGTTTAGAGGGCGCTGCTACTAGTGTTTATGCTCAGGGCGGTTGGGGTAACCCTCGTCTGATCGCGTGGGAAGGAGATAAAACCCTGACTCTGACAATGCAAGATGCGCTTCTTTCCCCGGAGGGTCTGGCCATTCTTTCTGGTGCTGATCTGATTGAGGCTAAGGATGGCGAGCCCATTTACGTGCATCAGACCTCTCAGGTTGAGGTTAAGACTGCTAATACTATTGTTCTGCCTAAGGGCATTATTCCCTGCTGGAACGGTGGTCGCAAAGCTGGCGAAGATACCAGTGCCACTGATAAGTATGTTTTCCATAAGGAAGCCGATATTTTCTGCATGAAGCTAGACGCTAATGGTGAGATTGCTGGCGAGCCTTGTGTTCCTGCCGGTGTTACCGTTGCGGGTGAGGGCGCCGATGCCGTGGCTACTATTAAGTGTCATGCCGATGGCGAGACTCTGACCGTGGACCTGGCTGTTGGTTCTGTTGTTCTGGTTGACTATTATGTTGCCAAAAAGGCTGGCTTCCAGGCTGAAATCACTGCTGATAAGTTTGCTGGTAACTTCTACATCGAGGGTGAGACTCTGTTCCGCCGTGAGGCCGATGGTGTGGATATGCCTGCCGAGATGGTTATTCCTAACGGTAAGGTTCAGTCCAACTTTAACCTGACGTTCAGCAACAGCGGTGATCCTGCTGTCTTTGACTTTACTGTTGACTGCTTCCCCGCTTATACTAAGTTTAACAAGACTAAGAAGGTTCTGGGTCTGATTCAAGTGATTGATGAAGAGTCTCTGAGCGCTGAGGAAGTTCGCGCGGCTTGCGCCGTTGGCTAATTAAGATTTTAAGGGAAGGAGAAATCCTTCCCTTTTTTCTTTTATCAAGAGAGAAAGGAGAAGGATATGGCAGAACAAGTATCAAGAGACTATAAGTATTATAGCAATAAGCGTGGTTATATTATTTATACACCTAAGCACTATAAGGATTATATTGAAAGCTATACTGGAGGATTTGTTACTGCGGCAATGGAAACAGCCTCTGGTGGCACTGGTCGATTTTTAGGCATGGCGCAAGGTCTTGCGGGGGCTGGGTTGTATACATAGGGAGGCATTACCGCGAAAGAAGATGTAGAAGAAATGTATGCCAATATGTCAAACATAATTACTTCTGCATGGACTTCTAGTCAAGGCTAGCTTATGAGTTCTCTTGCTGGAATGCGTAGTTCGGTATCAACTGAAATAGAAGATGCTAAAACTGATTTATATAGTTTAAGTGCATTTACAACTCTTTTGGACTAGACATTAACAGCTATTCAAAAAACCCCTAATTTAAAAGCCGCATATACAATAATTGCTAATCAATGGGGTAAAGATAAAGTTAATGTTCCAGATACAATCCCACTTGCGGCAGAGGAAATTAAATTATTAAAGCAAGTATGTTCATCCTTAAATGTTTTAAGTAGTCGTTATTCTGAATTAACAGGCAAAGGAATGTCTGGTAAGATGGCTACTATGAAGCTAGCTAAACTTCTTCATCTGCAGCTAAGTACCATTTTTGGTGCTATTGGTGAATTTGTAGGATTGAATGATATTGAAAATTTTGTAGATAATTAGATTTATAAAAATTTAAGTATTGCAAAAAAGGGAAAGAGTATAATCACAGGCAGTCTACAGTCAGAAGAGGGAGGCACTATTAAACCTGATATTATCACTCCCTTGTTGTCTATTACTTCTAATATAGATAAGAAAAATTTAAAATTTGAAATGAAGATTGCGGCGTCTGTTAAAAATTATCCCAGTCTCACAGGTAAAACAGAAAGCGCACTAAGTAAAAAAGAAATTAAAATTCAAGAAAGTGGTTCAGTTCTTGATTATTTAAATAGATTATCTCCAGAAATGAAACAATATGCAGCCAATGTTCTAACGCATGATTGGACAAAAGCTACAACATAGAGTTTAGCTGTACGACAAGGTATCGCTTCTAGGTTTTTTAACGAATGGTTGGCTGGTATGGGTAACCGCACCAGTGATAAGCAAGAGCTCAATGTTAGTAACTTTATGCTAGTTAATGGTAGATTGTATTCTATGTACGATATTATCAGAGCAGTCCAAAATTCATTTAATATTAGGAAATCTGGTGGCATAGATTCGGCTATTAAAGTATCATTCTCTAAAGGAGATAGTGGCAAAACAGGTATTGCTAATACATATGTGGGAGATCCTGATTATCCTAACTATGCACATGGTTTTCAACGTAGTAATACTGTCTGGGGAGAATTGGCTGATTTGCAATTAATTGCATATATTAAGCCATGGGTGTTTGTAGAAATAGCTACGAATAAATACCATGTGCCTAGCGTACAAATATTTTAAATTTGACAAATTCTAAAAAATATGTTATAATATAAATAACAAGAGTAGAAGGAGGTTCTTTATGAACTTTAAAGATTTAAATATTGCAGTTGAGCCTGCGAAGGGCGAGGTTACATACCATGGAGAAACGATTTCAGTGCGGACCTGGCTACCGACCGCCGCAAAGATTGAGTTTATTCAGTTTGTGGTTGGTCATGCTATGAATCCCGACCACGGTACATTTAGCCCTGCTATCACTTCTGTGTTTGAGACTATTGCTTATATCAAGTATTTTACTGATATTGAGATTACTGATGAAGATTTGGCTAATCCTGGTGAACTGGCTGACAAGATTATTCATTCTGATTTACTGGGGACTGTGCAGAGAACGGTTGAATCTTATGACCGCCAGGAGTGGATTGATATTTCTTTGCTCCTTGATGAAACAATTGGTAATATTGAGCGTTTTAATGCGTCGTTTGCGGGGACTATGACTGCGATGAGCGGTAATGCAACTGAACTTGGCGATCAACTTGATTCTATCATGGAGAAACTCAAGAACAAGGAAGGCTTGGAAGAAATTGCCGCAATTAAAGAATTTATGGACAAAACTGAATAATCCTATTTATTGATTTTTTAAAATAAGTAGAGAATAGTTTAAGGCTCTGAGGTATTAACTATCTCAGAGCCTTTTTGCATTATAATGAGTGAAAGGAGATCTATATGGCAAATAAAAGATTTGACTATGTAATTGGATTTAGTGCGGATACGAGTAAATTAAGTAGTGCATTAAAACAATTAGAAGTCCAATTAAATAAAATTGCTACTGGCAAGATTAGCGGTAATTTTGGTATTGAATAGATTCGTGAAGCTAGCAGTGCAGCGACGCAGCTAGGCGCGCATCTAAAGGCTGCTATTAATGTAGATACTGGTAAGCTAGATATTTCTAAATTTGCTAGATCATTACATTCTAGTAATACCACTTTATCTAGTTTGAGTGCTTCTCTAACTAAGGTAGGCCCCGCTGGACAAGTTGCCTTTATGAACATTGCTCGTGCTATTACAGAAGCAGAAATGCCTCTGAAACGTAGTAATGAGTTAATGAATAAATTGTGGATAACCATGAAGAATACTGTTCGTTGGCAAATTACTTCTGGTTTTCTTACTGGTTTTACAGGCGCAATTGGGGACGCTTATCGTTATGCAGAAGATTTAAATGAATCATTAAATAATATTCGTATTGTTACAGGTAAAAGCACAGCTGAGATGGCTCAATTCGCAAAGTAGGCTAACCGAGCGGCAAAGGAGCTTAATACCACTACCACTAAATATACAGATGCTTCGTTAATCTACTATCAATAGGGTCTAGACGATAAGTAGGTTAAAGCTAGAACTGATGTCACAGCTAAGTTTGCAAATGTATCACGGGAGAATCTTACTACTTCTTCTGAATATCTAACCGCAATTTGGAACAACTTTGCTAAAGGTTCTAAAAATCTAGAGTATTTCGCGGATGTTATTGTGGCATTAGGTGCAGCGACCGCATCTAGCTCGCAAGAGATTGCAACTGGACTAAATAAGTTTGCGGCGACTGCTGAAACGGTTGGTTTAAGCTATGAATATGCTACTTCAGCATTGGCAACCGTTACTGCGACTACACGGCAATCCGCCGAAGTCGTTGGTACTGCATTTAAGACCTTGTTTAGTCGTATTCAAGACCTCGAACTTGGTAAGACTCTTGATGATGGCACTACATTAGGTAAATACTCTAAGGCACTTGATGCGGTTGGAGTTTCTATTAAAGATTCTAATGGCGAACTCCGTGATATGGATAGAATCCTTGATGACATTGGTGGTAAGTGGGATACCCTAAACAAAGATGAACAAGTCGCTCTTGCACAGGCAGTTGGTGGAGTGCGCCAATATACGCAGTTTATCGCCTTGATGGACAATTGGGACTTCATGAAGGAAAACCTGGAGACAGCAAAGGGTGCTACTGGAGAACTACAAAAGCAGGCTGACATCTTCGCTGAGTCTTGGGAGGCTGCCCGCAAGAATGTTAAAGCATCTGCAGAGGGTATTTATGATTCACTCGTTAAAGATGAATTTTGGATTGGTCTAACTAATGGGTTTGCCGACGGACTGAAATCAGTTGAATTGTTTGCTGATTCTATTGGCGGCTTAAAGGGTGTTCTTGCTCTTGCTACCATAGCCATGAATAAATTGGTTGGGCCAAAGGTTGCTCAATCTATTCGTGATGTTGCTTATAATATAGGTATTCTTACTGGTAAAGAAAAAGAGCATACTATCGCACTAAAAGAAAGTGCTCTTGCAGAGATTAAAAAGTATGCAAACTCTCAAGGTAATTTCGCATCTGACAAGAATGAAATTTTATTTTATCAGCAACTTGGTCAGTATCAATTAGATCTTAATAAACTAATGGAAGGTTATAATGCCGAACAAGTTGAATCTGTTTAGCATTTACTTGAGCAAGTTCAAGTAGCACAAAATCTTGCGATTGAATTATCAAAGGCCGCGAAAGCTGCAAGTAATGAATCGCAAATATTTGTTGATGCTGCTGGTGAAGACCTCTTTAAGCAAGGCTCTATTACGACAATGGGCGGCCGCAATTTCATTACTTATTCTGATAAATATAAAAGTGGAACAGAGTATTTACAAGCAGCTGAAGAGACAGCCTATCAACGAACCTAGGCTCAAAGTATTAAAGAGTTATTAAAATCAAAATCTTTTTCATGGAAGGGTTAGAAGAATTAGCTATTAACAGCATTTGGTTTAGATCCCAAAACTACTAAAAAAGATTTTAAGGCTTATGTAGATAATTTAATTAAAACAAGTGAAGAAGAAATGGCACGCCTGGCTAAAGAATCTAAATTCTTTGGTTCTAATGTAACAGGCAAGAGTGCTATGAATTTCTTCTCTGAGGCTCAAGAACGAGGCGCCGCAAGAGGAAGCACTCGTGCATAGCAAATAGCTGGGTATATTGATGCTGGACAACTAGAAAGGGATGTAATATCCGAAATTCCTAAATTTACTGATTAGACAGATGATTTTGCTGCGTCTATTGTAAAAGCAGGAACAGCCTTGTCCTCCCTATCTATTGCTTGGTCTAGCTTCCAAAGTCTAGGTCGAGTATTCTCTGATGAAGATTTAACTACGGGGGAACGCCTACAAACCCTATTTATGAGTTTAGGAATGCTATTACCGTCTCTAAGCTCTGGTTTAAAAGCTATTTCTACTAGCAAACTAGTAGACAATATTAGTAAAGGCGTTTTAGGGAATTTAACTGTAGCTAACACTGGGGTTAGTATTGCAGAAGGTAGTGGGCTGACTACTAAAATTGCTAAAATTTTTGCTACCAAAGAAACTAAAGCATTCGCTGGCGCATTAACGCAAGAAGCTACTGCTTAGATCGCCGCAAATAGTGCAATGAAAGCTAGTTTAGTAACTCTAGGACTTTGGGCAGCAGCTATTGCGGCTGTGGGTTTAGTTGTCTATGGATTCGCAGAAGCAATTGAAACCACAGCAGAAAAAACCAAACATCTTCAAGAACAACAAGAACAGCTAAAAACTCAATATGATGAAGCACGCAATTCTATCACTGAGTTAAAATCTTCGTTTAAACAGTTAGACGATTTAGGAGATACTCTAAAATCCTTAACACAAGGAACAGAAGAATGGCAACAAAATCTTCAAGATATTAATTTCCAAGTTTTACAATTACTTGAAAAGTATCCTGAACTAGCAGGAGAAATTGAAAACGTAAATGGTAAATTAACGATCAGTGCGGCTGGACAAGAACGGTTCATTGAAGCTCAGCAAAATCGTGCAAATGATTTAGCAAAGGGCTATTATGCAGCTACGATGGCAAAGAATCGTCAAGACTATGAAAATGCTGTTACTGATTTTAGAGCAGATAGACTTGAAAATTCTGGTAAATTTGTTGCATCTGAGGCTGTTGTTAAAAAGGTTGTACAAGAGGTTGCTAATGGAAATAGTGCTATTCTTGGTGATAGAGATGCTCTATCTAATCTGCTTGGCGGAATGGCAAGTGGTGAGGTACTAGACTTTATTCAAGAAAATACCACTGAACTGCAAAATCTTGCTGTTAAATTACAAGCAAATACTGAATCACAATCACTCCTCGCCGCACAATTTGTAGAAGCTAATTTTGGAGAAGAAGCTAAAGAATTAAGTACAGGACTGTCCAAGCTCTATGCTTCTAATGAAAAACAATATGTTAATCAAGCAAGAGAGAATGGAATTAATGGATTATCTAAACAAAAAGTAATTGATTGGTATAGTGAAAATGTATTAGGTGGCGCGAAAGGTAAGAAAACAGGTATCGGCGGTTGGGGCGACAGTGCTGAGTTTTATGATTCTGAAGGTAAATCTCTTGGAACCTTCTCGTATGAAGCTATGCGGGAAGCCATGGCCTCACAGTAGGGCATGGAAGATTTTTCCAAAATTGTTGAGCCATTTATTGAAAGGTATAAAGACTTAGATAAAACGCTCTTAAACACTATTCTTGGTTTATCTTCTGGCGATATTGATATAAATGAATTAGATCAAGAAACTTTTCAGAAATTAAAATCTCTATGGGGAGATAAACTCATTGATATGCTTAATGAACTTGGCGAGAATGGCGCACAAGTTATTGCAGATTATAATGAGAAAGACCTTCTTGGTCAATGGAATGAGACTTATCATAACCGTATTGAATATCTTGGTTCTGATTTAGGCAAAGCTCTAAATGCAAGAGACGATTATTTAAAACAACTTAATGAATATGATAAAGACCAATATAATGATATAAAACTGCGGGCAGAGTTAGATCCAGATTCTCTCTCTGATGATGAAAAGCAAATTCTTGCTGATGTAAATAGAATTGTTGATAATTTATCAGAAAACGCAGACAAAATCAAACTCTCTATTAATTCTTCTCTGCGGCAAGATGTTGACGAAGCGTTTGATATTGGTCGTGATTTTGATGCACTTCAAGAGAAAATTGCTAATGGTCTTGAGATGACTACTGAGGATGTAGTTTCTCTTATTGATTCTGGCTATGGCGAGCTTCTCCGCAACTGTGAAGCCAATGCAGATGCTACTATTTCACTTAATCAGTCTGTTGTTGATGCTTATGTTCAACAAAAGAAGGATGAAGTGGAAGCAGATCGGCAAGCCAAGATTGCTCAGTTAGAAACTCAACGTGAAATGCTTGTAGTGCAAGAAAAGGCTCTACAAGAGAAAAAACGCTTACTAATCGCGGCAACCCAAGCTGAAACTGATGCTGCGGCAGCTGGATATATGGCGCAAGCGATGATGCAACAAGTCATTGCGGATGATGCCGCTCTACAAGCTGCGGGGGTTGTCGATGCGGATACTGCAAAATCGCAAGCATTAACTGAAAATGCCAAGGCTGTTGCAGAATACACTACAGATACTCTTAATACTACAACATTAGACGCAATCAACTCTAATGTTTCTATTGATACCTCAACACACAATCTAGCTACTAATGTGGTTAATTATTGGAATACAATGGCTAGAGCTAAAGCTAATTATTTCAATATCACAGAGAAAAATGCTAGTAAATTTTCTGCGGTATCTCCTGTAGATCCTGCCGCAAATGTGCAAACTGGTTATTCTGGTTCTGAGGTTAAGGGATTTGATACATCTAAGCTATCTGATGCCGATGCGGTTACTAAGCAAATTGAAAAATGGACAACTGAAATTGATAAACTTGGTACATTAAAGGATATTCAAGATGCGGCAAGTAGTCTAATTGCAGGAACCGATAATGAGTTAAAAGCCGTCGGCGCTCAAATTGGCGCAATTGACGCGGCGCTCGCTCGACTGCGGTCAGGAAATCTTATTAATTCTACGGTTGGCGGTGGTAAAGGCGGTAGCGATACCGCAAAAGAGCTAAAAGAAGTTCTTGAACGTTACCATGAAATTACGCGTGAGATCGAATATCAGAAAGAGCTTCTTGATGATATTTCTACAGCAGCAGATCGTGCTTATGGAACTGATAAGATTGAAATGCTCACGCAGAAGATTGAGAAACTCAATAAAGTTGCGGAGCTACAATCCTAGAAACAAGCTGCTGCGGCTGCGTTTGTTACCTCTGATCTTGAGGCTCTACGAGCAAATGGTCTATCTGTAGAGTATGATACCGCGAGTATGGAACTTAAAAATTATACTCAACTTCTGCAACAAATTACGGACGAGTATAATAGCCGTATTAACTCCGTAGGCAAAGACCAGCAAGATATGGTTCAAAAAGAGTATGATGATAAAATGCAACTCTTAGAGAATTATGAGGATTCTATTGATACCTTCCGTGAGCAGCTTAATGAGTATGAAGACGCTATGCGGCAGATTGAAGATGCTAAGCTTGAGAAGGTAAAGGAAGCACTCTAGATTCGTATTGATTGGAAAGAAATGCAAGATACGCTGCGTGAGTTCCAAAAAGAAATCAATGAGTCTATTGGCGATGCGCTAGACAATGGTGTCCGCAATGCGGGGCTGAATGCGCAAGGTGTCAAAGATGAGATTTCAATGTTTGCAGATTACGAAACTAAAATGAACTCTCTGTTAGACATGATCCGCAACGCCAATCAATATACTGATGTGCAAGCCCTGCAAGACGAATTAGCTGATTTGCGGAAAGAGTTAGTTGATAGTGGTTCTGCGATGTTAGACTATATTGAAACTCTCAAGGAGACATTGCCTAATGCTCTTGATGCGGCCGCCGATCGGTTTGGAGAATTTATCTCAATGCTTGAGAGCAATATGGGTGTACTTGACGCAATGAATGATTTGATTGATTTACAAACAATTAATAATTCGTTGGCTGACAAGTATGCTATGTTGAGTAAAACCTACAGTGCCACTCTTGAGAATTCATTTACACAGGCTAAACTGCAAAAGCAGTACATGGAGCGCGCAGAAATCCAGCTTCGTGAAGCAGAAATCGCCCTAGCAAATGCTACACAAGGAACTGCTGAATATGATATTCTCAAAGCTAATCGTGACGCGCTATTAGAGGATTATCAAGAGGCACAAGATGCAATGCTTGAATCCACGGCACAGGCCATGGAGGCCGCAAAGAATATTTATTCCAATGCTCTTGATGGTATTTTCTATGAGTTTGAGAATAAAATGACTCGTGGTCTAGGATTTGATCAGTTACAAGCTAAGTATAACCGCACTAAAGACGAAGATAATAGATTCTTAGATGGAGTTAATCGTTTTGTGGAAACGCAAGACCTTAATAATAAAGTTCAGGAGTCTATTGCTAAAGCTAGTACGGATTATGCTAAGTCTACTCTAAAAGCCTTGCAAGATGAGTTTGCGGAGCGCCAAGCTAATGCTGATTTGTCTGAATATGACCTCAAGATTATGGAAGCTAAGTACAACATGACCCTCAAGCAAATTGCTCTTGAAGAAGCACAAAATGCTAAGAACAAAGTGCGACTGGTGCGTGGTGCGAATGGCAACTATAATTATCTATTTACCGCAGACGAAGCAGATATTAACAGTAAACAACAAGAGTATCTGAAAGCGATGCAAGACTACTATAACATCGCAAAGGATCAAACTGAAAATATCACTGGCGAGATTGTTTCTCTGTGGCAAGAAATGTCTGAGGAAATCCGCAAAATTTATGAGGATGATACTCTTAATGCAGAGCAGCGTCAAAATGCTATCAATGAAATTCAGGCATATTATCAAAAGAAGTATGCTGATTTGGCAAAGATGCAAACAGACGCAGCTAAGGATATGAAAGATGCTGGTAATTCTGCACTTGCAGAGCAACAAAAGGCAGCTAATAAGTATGGTGATGACACTAGCGAAACGGCGCAAAATTTTCAGAAGAATTTCCAACGTATTCTAGAGGAAATGGGCGGTAATGCGAATGACTTTAATAGTGCGTATAGCGATCAATTGATTAACTTGGTTGCTATTGAAGGTTCATTCACTGAGACTACTGCTGAAATGTTTGCGAAACTTAATGAAGCTCTGACCAAGTACAAGGGTAATATTGGCAATATTTCTAATGAAATTGGCGTATCTTATGACCAGCTAAGTGATAAAGTTGATCGACTGACGCAAGCTAATGAGGAACTGCGAGATAAAGCTACCTCAGCTATTGATGAAATCTGGAACAAGATTAGTGAGCTTCAAGATGTTACAGAAGCGCAAGCTGCTTGGACTAAAGAGATTTATAATACAATTGCGGCGATCCAAAAACTAGCATCAGAAACTGCGACTGCGGTTCAGAAGTATAATGAGGCCGTAGGTAGTATCAATAAGTTAGGTACCACTGGTAGCTGGAGTGGAGGAGCTGGCTCTGGGGGTAACGGAGCTGGTGCAGGAAGCGGTGGATACTAGGGCGGTTCAACCAATACCTCAACATCAACATCTTCTGCTGGAACATATTACTGGATACAAAACGATACAATTGTATCTCGTTATTTCAAGAAAAAAGAAGATGCTATTGCTTGGATTAATGCTCGACCAGAATATGGTTTAAATCGCAGTACAACTCTTAAATCAGGTAGTTTCTTAGATTATTCTAATAGCACTAGCGGAAGAATTATGAAATATGCTTCTGGTGGATATACTGGTGATTGGGGGTCTGATGGTCGTTTAGCGGTCTTGCATCAAAAGGAACTTGTTCTTAATCAAGAAGATACAAAAAATATGCTCGCGGCGGTTCAAAACATTCGTGAGTTGGCTCCTTCTATGATCGCAGAAATGCGCGCCCGCATTAGTGGCACTGCGGCCGCGAGTCAGTCCTTGTTTGGATCTAGATATTCTAGTATGCGGTCAGCTTTCGATCGCAAGGCTACTGAATTGGCGCAATCTGTCTAGATCAATGCAGACTTCCCTGGAGTACGTGACGCAATTGAGATTAAAGAGGCTCTTGAATCTCTGGTTCAAACTTCTGCACAACGTATTAATTTCTATACAAAATAATTTAATGGGGTGGGTGTAATAACCCACCCCTCTGGTGAGAAAGGAGAATGAATATGAGTAACTTAGCTGATGGACTCTATAAAGTCATATCTAATGAAGCTAGTAATTAGTTATCTCAATATCAAGCAGATAAAACAATTTCTGGTGAGATATTCTCTATTGTAGATGTAACAAAAGGAGAATATAAAGTACGATACCAAGATGGCGTTTGGTCTGCATTTTCACAAGGTAAAACAAAATATAAAATTGGAGACAACGTTTTAGTAAAAATTCCGCTGGGGGATTTTTCTAAGACTAAATATATAGAGGGTTATACCTATAATACCGATATTGCAGCTAGTAATGAGTCTAATTAGGTTGAAGAATCTTTTAGTCCAGATTGGTCAGTAATTTATGAGCAAAACTGGTTTGGAGAGATGGGATTAATTGCCTATGATGGAGTTGACCACAAGAGTGAAATTACTTTGTTCACAGCCGACGATACAACTAGCCATAGTGTGTTTCAACAATATGCGAATCGAGGAACTGAATTTCGTATTTCTGCGGAGTTTATGACTACATTTGTAGATGCTAAAACAACTGGTAATTATGGCTTGCGGTTGACCTTTGCCACGTCAAAGGAAGACTCTCCTGAGGTCACGTATACCCTAGATACATCACTCTTTAATGGCGACCCTTACCGTAACTCATACTGGGCGCCGCAAACTATTTTGCTGACTGTCCCAAAACGGTACTTGGCTGGCCTCCGCAAGATAGTATTTTTTCAAGAGGGATTTACTGACTACGATCCTGCGGGCAATTCTACACAGCCGAATATCTACTGTCGTAACTTCAAGGCAGAGTGGATTAATGTCACAGATTTAACAGACTCTTCTTACTATCTCACAGTAGCAACGCCGCAAGGTATGGTGTTTACTGACAATTATCCCAGTCTTACACTTCAAGCTAAATTAATGTCTGGCAGTGAATCTTTGATGAGTAAATCTTCTTGCTCTTGTTTATGGTATGCAGAAGATCCGGGAGTCTTGATTGGTAGCGAACAATACGAGAAGGCCGGAGGGGTAGGCTGGCGCCGCATTCAAAAGGATAAATTTGATATTATTACCATCTCACGTTCTGAATGTCCAGCCGCTACTACAAATTTTAAAGTAGTAGTAATTTATAATAAAGATAAGATTTTATCTAAGGAAATTTCCTTGATTAATTTAACAAGTCAATATGATTTATATTTAGATTTGACCTCTAATACGATTTTAGAAATAAAAGATAAGAAAAATGATACCCTCACAGTGAGCGGATTATGGTATATTGAGTTGCCTGATACAACTCGCATTGCGGCAGGCGACACTAAATCTTCTTCTCTTGATTTAACGCCCTATCTCGCATATCCATGGATTAAGGTTTATTGTGATGTGTTTGATGGTAGCACCAAGGTTAGTGTGCTTAATTGGACGAATTATAAGTCTAATGATGAAGATGAATTACCTAATTTTATCTTGCAATATTCTGGTGATGATGTTTTTCATTATGATGCTAACGGTGACATTTATGATGTCGCTGAGTATGATGATATTGAACACGTTTTACGGTGTAACATCGCAATTTCACAAGCTGATTCATTAACATTCACAATGCGGTGGTTAGACAGTGACAAGAAGCCTATTATCACTGAGCAAGAGTTCAAAGATTCTATGATGCGGTCGGTATGGGTAGATGCGGGAGATAATTCCCTACACTTCAAGGTTCGCACAAAGTTCTATGAAATGTTGAATAACAATACTGTTTACGTGCGGCTAACTGCTCTTGACGGCACTTATGTAGATTACGAAAAAGAGATTAGTTTCCTCAAGGACGGCGACCAAGGTACCAATGGTACGACTTATCTGTGCTTGATTAGACCTATTGATTTAAATAGTGAAGTTAAACGCACAGACAAGGTGGCTCTACAATATGCAGATGGAGCGTGGGGAACTGACCAAATAGCATTTAAAGCATTTGTATATTGTAATGGAGAGCTAATTGAACAGCGCGCGGACAAGGCTGATTTTAATGTTTCTTATATATGGCAAAGTAGAAATGTTGAAATTGTAACTGCGGGACAAGACATTTATCACAAGGTTAATATTAAACCTATGGAAAATGGCGGCACTGATAGATATTCTAATGGAGGTCACTATACTCGCTCAGGTGATACCGCACTTACCCCAGAAGAGATGGGCGGATTTTATGTTAAAGTACAAGTCGATGTAAGGTATAAAACAGAGAGTAAAACTAGCGTATATGCCTATTATCCTATTAATGTCTGCGTTGGAGCGCTTGATCTAGCTAAAGTATTATACGCGGCGCCGCAATATATTAAGTATTCATCTTCAGGAGTAAATCCACAATATGACAGTGAATCTCTTGCTTTCAGCTACAATGGTGAAAAGGGTAATGTAGAATCATTGAGCGGATTTTTAGGTATTTGGAATAATTATCTAACGCCTGCTTCGCATTACACAGGTGAAAATAATTCTGTGGGATTATTAAAAATGAGTATGGAAAATAATCAAGTAGATTATTTACTTCATTCTATATTTATGTATCTTAATCCTTATGGGAATGAAGCTATTAATAGTTGGGATGGCACTACAGTTGAAATTGACAATGATGGTGGGACCATTCTGGCGCCGCAGATTGGGGCGGGTACAAAAAATACTGCTAATCAATTTTCTGGTGTTGTAATGGGTAGAGACTCTACACAAGATAAAACTGGTTTGTATGGTTATAAGGATGGTATTAATACGTTTGCGCTACGAGAAGATGGTAAGGCTAGCTTCGGCACTAAGGGTTAGATTACTATTGATGGTGAGCACGCACAAATTACTGGTAAAAACAGTGGCGCTGATGACGGTCAATATATGACTATTAACCTTGTAAATATGGGCAATGGAACTTACGCTATTCAAATTGGTGATAAATTCCTTGTTGATTACGAGGGTAATTTAAAGTGCATTAATGCGAATGTAACTGGAACCATTACTGCGACTGCAGGTACCATTGGAGGATGCAGTATCGTTGATGGTAAATTACAAATTGCAGAAGCTAATATTTCTGGCAAACTCACCGCAAATGTTATTGATGGTAGTAATTTAAATGTTAATTCTGCCAATATTGCAGATAGCGTTAATGCAAATTGGGTATATGCAGGAAATATTAATGCAGACAATATTAGTGGTGGAACTTTAGATTTTAGTAAATTAGGAGCAGAAGGTAGTAATGCTATTAAAAATCTAACCTGGAACATGGTATAGTATGCTTCTAAAAATGCTTCTATTGATGGTATTGGCTCAAGCACTAATCGTCTAGCATACCTTTACGGTACTGAAGCAGGTTTCACGGGTGATGTTACCTGTAGCAAAACATTATCTGCGAATACTTTACGATTTGACGGTTGGTATTTAGGTTCTGCAGGAGTTAGAGAGGGTACAACAGGAGCATGGGTTTCTTGGAGTGATATTATTAAAGGTTCTACTGCAAGTACAAAAACAGCGGTATTTGGATAAGAGGTGAGCTAAATGGCATTAGCAACATTTCATTTTGGTTATCCTATAACTAGTGTTACGTTTAATGGGAAAACCGCAACTTCAAGTCCTGCATCCATAAGCTATTCAGCAACTGCAAGAATTTCTAACATTACAGTGACAAGCGGTTGGTCTGGCACTGTATACTGGGATACCGCAGCCTCTATGCCAGATCCGTATGTGTTAGCTACTGTTTCTAATGGCAGCGTTTCAATGAAAACTGCCAACCTAACCTACACTGGCAGTAATCGTGATGTATATTTTTCAGCCTCTGGTTCAGTAGCATCTTATACCCTGACTGCGGGTTCGATGCCTAGTATTTTATCATCTGTTTATTTTGGTGATGGTACAAGTATTACACAAAGCAATAGAAGTTGTAGTTTTGCTAATACAAAGCACATTCGTTCTATTTCATTAACATCATCTGGTTTAGCCTGGAGTGGAACCATCTATTGGAGTAGTTCTTCTGGCGGTACAACTTATCCAATTGCAGATATAACAAATGGTTCTATTTCTTATTATAGTTCTATCGAACCTATTGATTTTAATAATAGAAGTAGAACAATTTATTTTACTGCCATAGGACAAACCACTTATAAATATCGTATCCATGCTATGACTACGGCAGATGGCTCATACTTTTCTGGAGGTTCGTAGGATTATTATGCTCCTTCGTCTAGTACATGGTACACGTCTAATACAGTTAGCAATACTTTTAACTTAGACACATTGCCAACACCAATTCGTGCTTATTATAAACTAGCCGGTTGGGCATATACTAATACAACGGACACAAGTCAAGCTCATACCGGGGAAGTAACCATTAGCGGCACGACTGATGGTAAAGTAACAAATTTTTATGCGGTTTGGTCACTTGCGCCGACCATTGTGCTTTCTGCTAATGGAGGCGTATTCTAGGACACTCAATCTACTACTAAGGAATATCCAAGACAAACTCCAGGAAATGCTTTTTATTTTTCTGGTCCTTCTGGGTTAGTGGCTAGAAATGGATATAAACTTTTAGGATGGAGTGCTAATAACACTGCTACCACTGCAGGATATGACCCAGATGGATGGGTAACAGTTGGGAATAGCACTGTTCAAAGATATTATGCGGTCTGGCAAAAATCAGAAGCAACAATTACCTTGTACGGCAATGGCGGTCTATGGGGAGGTAATTTACAGTATCGTTCCTTCAAAAAGGAAGTTGGCGATGTTATTAACCTAGCAGATTATGGTCCCAATGGAACACCGCCCCTTGGTAGGGCTTATTATAGTTTAGTAGGATGGAGCACATCTTCTACTGGAACTGCCGCATGGGGCGTAAATGGAACAATAACAGTAGGTGCGACTGACGCAAGTTATTATGCTATTTGGGAACCTCATATTGAGTTATTTTATTGGGATGGCGGCACAGGTTCTACTGATTCTTCTATTATAGCTAAGGGCTTACCTGTTACCAATTTAACTGCAAGTCGATGGAATAGATTTAAGAAAAAAATCAATGAAATTACCTAGGCCCAAACTGGAAGGGCTTGGAGTTATACAACCACCTCTTCTGGAGATAGTATTACTGCAATAGAAGTATTAAATGCTAGAAATGCAATCGCGGCACTTAATGGAAATGTTCCTTTACCTACTGCTACTTAGTTAGCCACTGGAAAAGAAATTTTAGCAAGCTATTTTAATGGAACAGACTCATTAAAAGCTGCATTAAATATAGTCATTAGTAACTATAATGGTTCATAAAAGGGCGGATTAATTTCCGCCCTTATTTTTTTGGACAAAACAAGATAATCTATTCAACCGTTTTTTTAAAATATATAGGAAATAAAAATGAGATAAAGGAGGCACGTCTATGGCAGTTTTATTTGCGCCAATTTTGCGGACGACTTAGCCTGTATTTGCGGCAAGCCAGAGCTCAATCACAGTATATTATACGCTGCCGCAAGCAGCTTCTTTAACTGATATTACAAATATAGAGGTTAAGGTTAATACTCAAGACACAAATACCAACGTGGTAAATAATGCTACGGGCATTTTGTCTATATCTGCGACAGCAGGAAGTTTTTCTATTAGTAAGGGAGAACTCAAGACTGGGCACTGGGCAGCGGGCAAATTATATAAAATTCAAGCCAGATTAGTGAATACTTCTAGCCAGAAGTCTGAATGGTCTAATGTAATGATTACTAAGGCTATTACTCCACCGCAGGTTAAAATTCTCAATGGTGAAACAACAGAAAGTAACACCAATGAAATTTCTGCTATTCACAGTGAGACTGAAACAATGCCTACATTTTATGGTGGAGTAAACTTCACGGCTGGTGAGTCAGAATATTTAGATACTTATCGTTTTGACTTATACCATGATGGTGAGTTAATAGAGTCTTCTGGAAAAGTCTAGTATAATGGATCTACAGAAGCGCGGCCGCAATATCGTTTTCATAAGCAATTTTCTAAATATGACACTCACTCTGTTATTCTTTCTATTGTTTCTAACAATGGTTATACAGCAGAGAGTAAGGCTTATGACTTTGAAGTTATCTCAAATACAGCAGGTGAATTAACCAATCTTACGGTGACCGTTGATAGTACCTCTATCTCTTGCATAGAAAACGCAATGATTCAAGTGCGGCTAACCTCTAATGAGGAACTTAATGGCAACTATGTTATTGTGCGCTCTGATGAAGATACTAATTATCAAATATGGGATGATATCGCTTATCTTACTTATGTCGGTAAACAAGTGACAGATGAGTTGGTTTTTACTGATTATTATATTGAGTGCGGCAAGCGATATAAGTATGCAGTCCAACGCAAGCAAACTAATAATGCGCGGAGTGAATTACTGTTGCCACAAGACACCTCGCCGCATTGGGTGAATTTTGAATATTCTTATCTTTGCGGCCAGGGCACGCAGATTAAGCTAAACTTTAATGGTGAATTATCTAGCTTTAAACATACTCAGCTAGTTGGAAAAATGGATACTTTGGGTTCAACTTATCCAACTATTGGTTATAATGGTCATGCCTATTATGCAGAGTTTCCTTTGTCTGCATTAGTATCAGCATATATGGATGAAGAAAATCTTTTTATGGAAAAGGATTTTGAGGCGCTCTCAACTAATCCAACTGCTGAAACAGTGCGAATTGAACGTAAGTTTAGACATAAGGTAGAAACATTCCTGAATGATAAGCAATATAAATTATTCAAGACCCCCACTGAGGCAGATAAGAATATTATCGTCGCGTTAACTGGGGCTATTCTGTCACCGCAGCAGAGCCTCAACCGCATGATTTATAGTTTTTCTACTACTGCTTATGAAGTGGCTGAAAATACCTTATCTAATCTTAAAGACTTAGGGATTCTTAAATCTGGTGAATGGCAAGATGTATCTAAGGTGGAAGCGCAAGCATCTCGTGGACAGATTGTGGGTACATTTGATCCGTCTATTGAGCTATTTGATAAAATTCGTGAACAGCAAGAAACAGAGATTAATGGGTATAAGTATAAGGTAACTGCATTAAGAACCCTTAGTTTGGCCAATGATGCAGATACTTCTGATGTGGTAACATTTCTTCTAAATGGCAATGAAATAAATATTGCTAAAGGTAGAGTGTATACTATTGCGGGATTAGAAGATAGTGGAATTACTTCTATCAAATTAAAATCTACTGCTAAAATTCAACTTGACTATTCTGTTGAGCGTGTTTTAGAGGAAATTAGAGAAGCAGTCATTCGGACGCAATATATTGATAGGGATTGGGGCCAAATTAATCACGTGGCAGGCGGCGGTGAAAATCAAAGTATTACTGAAATGATCATCGCGGCGGCTATGCAACGTGCGGCGAATACATATAATAATGGCGTAGCATTAACTAAGCAACTCGATGGTAGCTATGTTACTGCTGATGGAAAAATGTCCTTTGCTGTTGATGGTATTGAAACTATTGGTCTGCAAAATGCAGAGGGCGTTGTTCTTGAAGTTAATGGTAGTAATATTTATATTGGTAGTACCGCGCAATATCGCCTACAGCCTATTGAAGATAAACTAAATGAAATTATTTTGGTTAATGACAAACCCCTACTCATAAATTACAAGATTCGTCTAATTAGACGTATTCAAGGAGGTAATTGAGTATGAATAATCTACTCCTTGAAAAACTTGTAAATGAAAAAATACAAACAACTTATGCAAAAATCGTCACATACTCATTTGATGAGAAACCCCTTTCCTCCATAGAAGGTAGAGTATCCGGCGGGTCAATCTAGGCCAATGGGGCTTCGGCGGTCCGCCGCACTCTATCTCTCTCTATGGTGGCAAAACCTGAAATTGCTAATATTGAAAATCTTGATAATGAGATTGCAATTAACAAAAAGGTAAAGGTTTACATTGGTCGCCTTGCGGGGGATGAGATTATGTGGTTTAATTGCGGGTTTTATGTTATATCAGGTGCCAGCGTTAATTAGTCCACTTCTGGATGGACAATCAGTATTTCTGGCAAGGACAAAATGGCTTTGTTGGATGGAACTGCGGGCGGCACATTACCTACCGCAGTAACTTTCCATGAAATTTTCGAGGATCTAGGCGATGGAAACTATAAGATAGATTATCCGACGATTTATCAGATTATTCAAGAAGCAGTTAATCATTATGGCGAGATCCCCCTGCATGACATTATTATCAATGACCTTGAAAAGGTTGCGAAGGTCTTGATTAAGTATATCGGTGGGAAGCCTATTTATTTTGCGGAAAACTATGCTTCATTTGCTTATGCAGAAGATGCGGTTCATACCCAAAAATATACCTATGGACAAGATGTTGGATATGAATTTACTGCATTTACTTATCCTGGAGAACTAGTGCTTGCGGCCGGGGCTACAGTGGTTAATTTACTTGAGAAAATTTGTTAGATTTTAGGAAATTATGAATATTTTTTTGATTTAGATGGACGGTTCATCTTTCAAGAAAAGAAAAATTATTTAAATACGGTTAGTCCCATCGCTTACCTAGTCCCGCAGGATTACATTCAGTCTTACTCTACCGAAGCAGCTTACGAGATTAAAGATTCTGATACTCTGGTATCTCTGACTCGTAGTCCTAGATATGAGGATATTAAGAATGATTTTGTGGTTTGGGGCAAGAACGCTAGTGGCGTAGATATTCATTATCGTTTGGTAATTGATGAAAAGCCTGTACTCAACAAGTGTAAGAAGTATATGTGGTCAGTGGTTGATGATGCGGGTGACGTAATTAACTATCTGTATACTGATACTAATACTAAACCAGCCGAGGCAAAAGAGCTTGCGGCGAGCCCTTGTGACGAGTGGCGAGAAGAGATCTATCGTAATGCTCTGGAACGTCAAGTACAAGCGCAATCTACTGAACCTTACGATGCAGAGATGCTAGCTTTCTGGAGACTACTTTATAACCCAGATAATAAAGATTGGGTATATGCGGATTATCCTGCATACAACCACTGGAATCCTAGTGTAAGGGAAGACCCTGCTAGTTTGATCTTCTGGATAGATTTCATTGATACTACTAGCGAAGTTGGCAAATATGCGGTGTCGCAGATTGGTCGCCGCATGAAAGTGGTAAATAATGATAGCATCAAGATTTTGTTTACCAAACAGATTCCGCCTATTGTTTTTATTCCTGACTACCAAGAAGTAGCAGATTTACTTGAGATTGAATACACAAATGCAGAAGATGCTGCGGAGAAGGTGCGCGAATACTGTGCAGCCAATGAGACCAATTATTTCTTCCAGCTCTCACCGCAAGTCGAGTCTAGCTTTGTGCATAGCTCTACTGGGTCCTCTGCATTTGATGAAATTAGGAATTTGTTGTATCAATATTTAATTTATAACACCACTATTTCTATCTCTTGTTTACCAAGATATTGGTATGAACCCAATAACATGATTTATCTTGAGAATCGTGAAAATGGCATTCAAGGAAATTATGTAATTACGCAATATTCGTTACCTTTAACATATAATGGCACTATGTCAATTACAATGACACAGGCTTTAACTAGAGTATAAGGAGGTTAAGTTATGCAAATAGGACAAATTGTATATCGTTTGCAAGACTATCGTAATAGAGAATCAGAAGTTTCTACCAATAAAAATGGTGTAGTGGTTGCGGGCGCGGGTGACCTAGATATGACGAGTGACTTATTTGGACAGTTTGCGGAAGGGGTTTCCTATCGTAATGCAAAGGTCACTAAACTCGGTGTACAAGCACCGCCGCACACTAAAATGATCATTGATGGTAGAGATATTCAAGTTGGAAACACTGGTATCTATGAGCTTGATGATGATATTATTATTGAAAAAATTAAATTTAAGATGGGTCAAGAGTTGCAGAATGTAATTATTGACTTTATTTATAACAAGTGAGGTGAGTATATATGAATATGCTTTCCTTTTATGGCGGACCTGCAGGTAAGGATTTTACTATTGCGAAGATTTTTGATAGCAAAGTTAGTTTAGATGCTGATATTGCGGCTGGTGACGCTAGTAAAATCTATGCAGGCGATTATGTATTAGTGTCATATGGTGACCCTAATACCCCAGCATTTTCTACTAATAGGCAAAAAGATGGGGATAAATCCTATAATGCTACCCTGTGGAAGAAAGACTGGAACAATGGTTATGAATATCGCTTAATTTGTAGTATTGCAAGTAGTTATCCCTTATTCAGTGCGGGCGCGGCTGAAGCTAGTTTGCCGTTTGGGTCAGCGCCGCAATTAACCATAGATTCCTCTTCTCTTGCTAACCCAAAAGTCGGGTTGAAGATGCCCGCAAGTTTAACAGCGGGAACCTCGAATACTACTGAATCGGTGGCTCCTACTATTGCGGCGAGCATTACTCCAGTATATGGTGGTACTTTAGGGAATGAGTTATCATTTCAGACTAAGATTCCTCGTGGCGTAACATTTACTCCATCTGTTTCTGATGCAGGTGAAATTAGTTGGACTAATGATGGCGAATTAGCTAATCCTGACACCAAGAGTATCAAAGGTCAAAAGGGTGATACTGGTGTAAGTTTTGCGGGAATTGAATATACTCCCTCAGCTGCAAGTGGTGGAAATAATACCTTTAAAGTAAAGTATTCTAACGGAACTACGGGGACTGAGAGTTACAATATTAAAAATGGCACTGACATTACTAGCGTGGAAGAAGTTTCTTCTGATGCAGATGGCGGGACAAACTCTATTACATTTGTTAAATCAGATGGTATAAAAGTTGGTCCTGTGACTGTAAAGAATGGTTCTAAGGGTTCAACTGGCACGATTAAAAGTGTTACTGCAACAGTTGATGCTAATGTAGGCACCCCGCAAGTTACAGCAAAAGCGGAGGGTGATCCGAGCAACGCTGATATTGTATTTGATTTCAAGAATCTCAAAGGCAATCCAGGTGTTATTTCTACGGTGACTGCTACTGTAGATAATACTAGTGTTGAGATTGGTGATCCCGCATGTGTGGTTACTGCGGGTGGCACCCCAGAAAATAGAACCTTTGATTTGGCTTTTAATCATCTTGTAGGAAAACAAGGTGTTCAAGGTGAGAGAGGTTATTATTTTACTCCTGTAGTTAGTGCAATGGGAGATTTAAGTTGGAATAATAATGGTGAATTAGATAATCCTGCAACAGTAAATATTAAAGGACCTAAAGGCGATGGCGGTACTGTAGAAATTACTAATATTTTAATTGATAATGGTAGTAGTGAAACAGCTACTCCAAGTGTGGAAGTGATTTCTGGTACAACAGATCCTCAGCACGCGAAGTATAGTTTATCGTTCCATAATTTAGTGGGTAAGCGCGGTGCACAAGGTCCTAGAGGTTATTATTTTCTTCCTAGTGTTGCGACCAATGGTGATTTAAGTTGGAGCAACAATGGTGAATTGGCTAATCCTACTACCGTGAATATTCGAGGCCCGCAAGGAGAGGTTGGTAATCCTCTAAATATTATCGCTACTGAGATTATTACTGCGGCACAGGTTGCAGAGGATACTCTTGCGGCAGTGGGTGCGGAACTGACAGCGCGGGGTCGAGATCCGCAGGCAGGAGAATTAATTGCTGTTACTTATGAAAAGGCTGAAAATGATGTTATTTCTTATTGGTATTTTAAAGTTAGTGCGACTTGGCAAAGAGTTCAGCTCTCTGGTGGCATGGGCGGTGCTATTGTAAATACTAAGGTAACAGATGCTACAGCTAGCTCTAAGGTTTATAGCGCAGAATATGTTAATGCGCTTGAGGCAAGATTAGCGGTGTTAGAAAATGCTTTGACAATTGGAAAGATTGGAGGGAATTGAGTAAATGGCATTATTTAAACAATTTCATGGTACAGAGACGGAATTGAATACTACAATTCCCATTCAAGAAGGTAGAAACTATTTTTTAACAGATAACGGTAAAATGTTCATTGATACTGCAAATGAACGAATTTGTTTAAATGCGGAGGAAGCTGATGTCGCAGGGGCGCTGAAAAATGGCGATGAGGAACTAACTGCCGCAAATATTTTAACAAAAGATGCGACAATTGGACTAGCGAATGGTGGCACTGGCGCGAGTGATTTGGCTGGAGCTAGAGCTGGATTACAGATAGACCGTGCGGTAGCCAATGTTTTGACTCTTGCTGTGGGGAATTGGGTAGAGAATGAAGGAAAATATCAGTAGGTAGTTAATTTAACTGGCTTAAAGTGCGGTTATGCTGGCAATGTTCCTCCTGTAGTTAGTCCTGCGGTAGGGACGCAGGCCGCAGATTTTGCGTTATTAGATTCCGTTGAAGCTAATGTGGAGAATAAAACTCTAACTATTGTTGCACGAAAACTACCAAGCGCGGATTTAAGTATTGTGGTAACTGACCATCAATGAAAATTTTTGGACAAAACAAGATAAGAGAAATAAGAGATTTTTTAAAGAATATTAGAGGGTAAGATATTCTCTGATTGAATGTTTTGATTAGGGAAGGATACGTCCTTCCCTATTTTTTTTATTTAAGAAAGGAGATTGCAAATGGCAGTTAAATGTATTTTAACAGGTTAGACTCCTAGCGTATTAGACGGTGTAACTGAGAATGTACAAAGTCAAATTGATAATAAAGTCAATAAAGTAACTGGTAAGGGGTTATCTACTGAGGATTATACTACTACAGAAAAGACTAAATTAAGCGGTATTGAAGAAGGCGCTCAGAGGAATACTGTGACTAGTGTTGCGGGAAAAACTGGTGCGGTGACTCTTGCGGCGAGTGATGTTGGCGCTATTGCAACAGTGGAAAATTTGACTGTAAGCGATAGCCTGTCTTACACGATGACAGATGGTACCATTAAGGCCGGTTTTCAAAAAATAGATAATGATACATATATGGTGTTGGTTGGCTACTCCAATGTCGAAGATAGATGTGTAGGGCTTTTTGTCCGACCAAATAGTGATTATGCGCAAATTTCAGTTGGGTTTTATAATCAAAGCAACGGAGACATGGATATTGCTAATCCAGCGGTTACATTCACAAACCTTGCTAATCCTGTCATAAATACCGATGCAGCAAATAAAGCCTACGTCGATACATCTGTATCGACGAAACAATCTAAAATCACAGCCTCTGGTATTCTTAAAGGTGATGGAACAGGTACTGTTACGGCGGCAGAAGAAACAGAAGTAGAGTTGGTTGAAGTAACGGCTGATAGCATAGGAGCGGCTAGTAAAGAATATGTTGACTCTGTTGTAACTGGTACGACTCTTTTAGCTACTCTTGCTTCAGCATCTTGGACAGGAACTGCGGCACCTTATACATATACAATCAGTAACTCCGCAATTACCGCAACATCAACACAAGAATTAATGCCTGCAACAGATATTACTGCAGATCAATTAACTGCACTACAAAATGCAAATATTATTGATGGAGGACAAGCCGCAGGCAGTATGACGCTAAAAGCCTTTGGCGAGAAACCGTCTGTTGATATTCCAGTTAGGATTATCATAAAGGGGTGATGATTAGTGGCAACGCTAATTAAAGTTAAAGGTAGCGGTCAAGGTGGTTATGAATTTCCTAATGGAATGAAATGGGAATAGAGTAATATAACATCTGGCACGTTTAATTCTATATACAACGCTAATGGTGTTTGGGTAGCCGGAGGCGCTGGCCTACGCTACTCTATTGATGGTAAGAACTGGACTCAGAGCAATATAACCTCAACTAGTTTTTAGTCAGTCTATAATGCCAATGGTATTTGGGTAGCAGGAGGAAGTTCTAGTAATGGTCTTTATTATTCCATTGATGGTAAGAGTTGGAACCAAAGTAATATCACATCGGGTAATTACAATTCTGTATACAATGTAAATGGTGTATGGGTAGCTTGTAACGACTATAATTCTGGCCTTTATTATTCTATCAATGGAATGAGTTGGACTCGTAGTAATATTGCGTCTGGTAGATTCTCTTCAGTTTACAATGCTAATGGTATATGGGTAGCAGGAGGCAATAAAGGCCTTTACTACTCAACTGATGGCAAAACCTGGACTCAGAGCAATATTGTAACAGATAGTTGGCGTTATGTATATAATGCAAATAGTGTTTGGGTAGCTGGTAGCTATTCCAATAAAGGTCTTTACTACTCAACCGATGGCAAGAACTGGATTCAAAGTAATATAACCTCAGGTACTTTTTATTCTATATATAATGCAAATGATATTTGGGTCGCAGGCAGTGGCTCTGGCCTTTACTATTCAACTGATGGCAAAACCTGGAATCAAAGTAATATCACTTCGCTTTATTTTTATTCTATATATAATGCAAATGATATTTGGGTCGCAGGCAGTAGCTCTGGCCTTTACTATTCAACTGATGGCAAAACCTGGACTTAGAGCAATATTATACCCTATGGTTTCTCTGTTTATAATGAAAATGGTATTTGGGTAGCAGGCAGTAATTATGGTCTTTATTACTCTCCCACATGGGAACCTATTATTCCTGCAGGTGATTATAAGTTTATATTACCGCTTTCTGCGCCCAGTGGCAATATAATGGAGAATATACCATTTATAGCGAATTCTATAAACTATACATCTTTAAGTGTAATTCAAAACTAAGGAGGTAAGTTCAAATTATGGCTACTCCAGAAAAAACACATGGATATACCATTAAATATGACTCCACCGTAGTGGGAGATATTGATGCGGGGATTGCAAATGCAACGAACTGCTATATAAAAATTACAAAAGATACTTCCGTATCACCTGCTTTTTATAACTGGTTTATGGCTAATGCAACTAAGATACCAAAGTTATCTTCTGTACTTAATGATAATAGTTGGGCTGATATTGCAAAAGTCGCAGATTTAGGTATTGGATAGAATTACTGGTCTATTGGTGATACTAAAGAAGTAACACTAAATGGTAGTGTTGGTTATGGCAGTTCACAAGCTACTTTTAATAATACTAAATATTGGGTTTATATTATTGGCTTTGACCATAACTCTACCAAAGAAGGCAGGGGTATCGCTTTTCAGGGATTTAAGACTGCACAGAGTAGTGGCATTGATATTGCTGTAGTTGCCCCTAATTATAATTCAATAGGCAGTGGTATGGTAATGAACGACACACAAACAAACGTTGGTGGTTGGGCGGGTAGTGTTGCATACAAGACAATTATGCCGCAATGGAAGGCTTGTTTCTCGTCTGACTTGCAGGTAGTGATTAAGTCTACTATGCTATATACGGATGATGTAGGCAATTCATCTGTAGCCGCAAGTAGTGTCAAAGCAAGCACCAATGATGTTTACTACCTCGCAGAGTACGAGGTATTTGGCTCTAATCATTATGCTAACACTAACGAGCCAGCACAGCAAGAGCAGTACGATTATTATAAGGCGGGAAACAGCAAGGTAAAGTATAGAAGTGATAGCATGGGTAATACTGTGCTCTGGGTGCTTCGCTCTCCGGCCCGTAGCGACAGCGGCTACTTTTGCCGTGTCAATCCGAATGGGTCTGCCAATACTACTAATGCGTACTACTCCCGTGGCTCGGCACCTTGTTTCAAAGTCTAACTCAGGAGGATAAATAAATTAGCTAAAATTATTAATTCTATTCTTTATGCTCCTAAGTGTTTGTTATTTATTTTAGAATTGCGGCTGGGCGGAATTATCTCAGCCGCAAAAGGAGAAACTATGACAAATTTCATAACACGTCGCCGCACACGTTTTTCTGCGCTCTGCGGCGATGTTAATATACCTTATGGAACAAATATTCCAGTAATAGAAAATTACCTTACTTATCATGACCTACCTCTTTGTGTAACAACAAGTGAAAATAGTCATACTTACTTTTGTGGTAATGATGATGGTCAAGGTAAGTTGCGCGGACAATTAATAGAAACAATAACGAAAACATTGCAAAAGCAAGATAAAAATTATCAGTCTCGGTGGGACCGCATTTGGGCTGATGATATAGCAAATAAATATCGTAAGAAAGAATTTGATGATTATTTCTTATGGGGTCATGATTTTTATGAAGCAAATGTTGAAGATTTACAACATATTGCAGAGCTCGTAAAGGAGTGAAATAATGGCAACAATAATTGATGGTTCTCTTGCTCCAAGGGGGAAAAAGATAAGTTTCCCTAACGGAATGGAGTGGGAGTAGAGTAATGTAACATCTGGGGAATTTCAATGTATATATCATGCAAATAATATTTGGGTTGCAGGAAGTTCTGATAAAGGTCTTTACTACTCGGTTGATGGCAAATCATGGGCCTAGAGTAATATAACATCAAGCACTTTCTATTCTGTATACAATGCTAATGGACTGTGGGTTGTAGCAGGTCAAGCTGGTCTTTATTATTCTACAAACGGAACGTATTGGGTACAAAGTAACCTTACTTCTGGTAAATTTCTTAGTGTCTATAATGCGAATGGTATATGGGTAGCGGGAAATTCTTCCAATAATGGTCTTTACTACTCGGTTGATGGCAAGACTTGGACTCATAGTAATATAACATCAAGCGCTTTCAAGCCCATCTACAACTCAAATGGCATTTGGGTAGCAGGAACTTGGGGTTACGATGGCATTTATTACTCGGTTGATGGCAAGACTTGGACTCAAAGTAATATTAAAGTAGATGGTGCCTTTTCTATTTATAATGCCAATGGAATTTGGGTTGCAGGGAGCACCTCTGGTCTTTACTATTCAACCGATGGTAAAACTTGGACACATAGCAACATTAAATCGGGTTAGTTCTATTCTATATATAACGCAAATGGCATTTGGGTAGCAGCAGGTTACTCAAGCAATGGTCTTTACTACTCAAACGATGGTAAAACTTGGACACAGAGTAATATCACATTAAGTGATTTTTATTCTACTTACAATTCTAATGATGTCTGGATAGCAGGAAATGCTTATGATGGTCTTTATTACTCAACCGATGGTAAGACATGGACACAGAGTAATATTACATCGAACACTTTCAAATCGGTTTATAATGCAAATGGTATTTGGGTAGCGGGGAGTAGCAATGGTATTTATTACTCTCCAACTTGGGAGGTTTCTACTCCTCCTCACACAGTAAGCGAAGAATGGGTACTGAAAAGCAGCGTTACTGCGAGTCCTTTAACTGTCCCTGGAGAGAGTGGATTCCTGACATTGCCTTTAGAAGCAGACTTTTCAAGCGGCTTAACTGCTTATGATAAATTTGTATTAGTAGAGGATGGTTCGCGTAGTCTGAGTCTAGGCGACCACTTTACTATTTAATTAAGGAGGGAAGAATAATTATGGCTTATAATAGTTTATTAGGTTATGCTAAAGACGGAGTTGCTGAAGTGGTTGCTAGTTCTAAAACGACAATGAGCGTTATAGATCACTGGGCGCTTGATGCTTATCGTAATCTCAAATTCTACTCTCCAGCAACAGGAGAATTAAAAACCTGGCTCGAAGCAAATGCAGTTAGATTACCTCTTACTGGGACATGGGTGTTTAATAACATTATCAGCAATACAAATGCGCCTGGAATTTGCAACATTTCTTTTACCTGTGATGGAACATCATATACAAAAATAGAGATTACTGCTACCGGTAGTATATACTATGGAGGCACGGGCCCTCAATATGATATGAAATGGGGTGACGATTCTTACCGCACCATCACATTTACAGAGCCAGTTTAGTATGAAGGTAATGAAGAATTTGTGCGGTGGTTTGTTGACAATGCTGTCCCC